CCCTGTCGCGTAGTTCTTTCGTGTCGATCATTTCGATTCCTCCAGTACAGCCACTAGCCGCTGATACGCAATCTCGGTGTTGTGCCGGCCTTTCATCTTCACGAGGTTCTGCGCGGCGGCTTCGATTTGCTCAAGCCGCTCGATCATCTCCACTGCCGCGTCAATCGCAGCACGCAAAGCATCGCGCTCGGCCTCTAACCGATTGCATTCGCTGATGTAAAGTGCGATACGTTGATGTGGCTCCTCCCGTTCGTCCCACAGCACTTTGTTTTCAGCTTTAAGCCGCTCAAGCTCTTTATAGTGCTGTTTAGCTAGGGTCTTCCACCCTAGCAAGCACTCGCTGAGGTTATCAATTTCATGCATCATTAAAACTCCTCGTTTATCTGTATTATTAAGCTTTAAGGTCACAAAAATCAATAGTAGCTTCACCAGAGTTAGCCCACCGATCAAAATCTTCCAGAGGGCCACTAATATCAACCTTAATGCCTGTACTAGTAAACCTAAAGCGGTACAGCTTAGACTTGTGTTTAATAGTGCAACAAGTTCTCCAGCCAAAGAAATCTCTAGGAACTTTAAAGCCCATACGCTTGAGTGTAGTTTTAAACTTACTACAGCTTACCTTAAACACTTTGTTAGGGCGCATTATTAAAACTCCTCGTCCATGAGGTCTTGGTAGATACCCTCAACTTCGTCTTGGTAATAGTCACTCCAAAAGTCGTTGCGTTCATCAACAGTCAGTTCATTGAAAAGAAATTCATACGCTTCGGCCATTTGGTTTTCTCCCTATCAATGAAACTATTATACGCTGAGCAGTGTATACAATCAACACTAGAATTAATTAGTTATGCTCTTCAAGCCACTTTTGATAAAGGAATTTTTGCTGTTCTAAGTCCACTACATTAGGGTAATCCTTCATCCACTTGGTAATAAACCCACATCCTTCAACCCCACACCCACAAACAATATATTGAGTCCTAGTAAATTTTGTGGGATCAATAAGTCCACGTTTTAGCATAGAATTCCAGACTTCTTGCTCGAACTTTGCAGCAGCAAGATCTTTGTGGGTCATCCACCTTCCTGTCATTTAGCTATTCCTCTAAACTTCTACAATAAGCTGCTGGTTGTATGGCTCACTACGCTCGCCGCGGTACCCGCGGGGGTTGCTAATAACTCTAGTATCTCCTTCCATAAAGTCCGAACCAGTATGGGTATGACCATAAATCCACAAACCTTCCCAGCCCATGTACTCTCGCATATCCCTGCAAAAGTAGCTATTCAACGCAGACCCCTTATACTGGTGATCGATACCGGCTGGGTGAGGCATAAAGTGTGAGATAACAATCCGCTTCATGCCTTCCGTAGCTACTAAAAAGCACTCTAGCCGATTTTTGAAGAGTTCAAACTCATTTTCATGATCTTTGAGAGTCCATGAAAATCGAAAATCATTGATAAAGTCTTGGGCTACAGCTTTACCAATGCCAAGGCGGTTATCATAGCTAAAATCAGTACACATCATACCACCAAAGATAGCTACATCATTGATAACTTCCCACGTATTATGCAGCCAGTAAAAATTATCTCTAGTGGCCTCCTGTTCAGCAAAGTAGCGCTCGCACTCTTTCATAGAGCTAAAGTACAGCTCGTGGTTGCCTAGTACAAATACAGTGGGTACTTTAATATTGTTTAGTAAGTAGTCATGCTGATTACAAGTATCAATATCTCCAGCCAGAACTACTAGGTCTTCCCCTCCGTGTTGGTAGTCGAATCTGTGGGATTCAATGTGCAGATCACTAAGAATTTTTACTTTCACTTGGCAAGTTCCATAAAGTGATTATACAGGTACATAAGCTGAGTTACTATAGTAGTTATTATAGCAATAAATAAGCCTTCGCTAAACTTGCGCTGCCAGTTGCCTCTGGCAAAAATCACGCCTACATTAAAGGCAACTAAAAAGGGTAGAATAATTGTTGTGATTATGTACATTAAGAACTCCTGCACTCTGGTTTAACGTACTCATATTTGCGAAGGCTATGGTAGTACGCGGCATTTTGACAGCTTGTAACTACTTCAGCCCAGTCATTATACATAGCAGCCTCTGGGCCTTTAGGTAGCTCAGCTAAACATTTACTAAATAGTTCTTGCCTAAGACACTGATCTGTCCCATTAGTCGGTCTTGGTACTTCACAGCCCACTAATACAAAGCTGAGAATGATTATTGCGTAGCTTTTAAACATTGTACAAAACTCCTGAACCAAATTCGCTAATAGCTAGTTCTTTGTTGCGTTCTACGCTGTACATAGGCTGCTCATAGGCCCTAATCAAAATAGCCTGAGCTAGCTTACCAGCTGCACTGGTACTGGAAACAACTTCTTCATATTTGCGAACAGCCTTGGTAATAGGGACTCCCGCCTGCCTCATACGCATTGTAGATTCCGCCATCTCACCAAGACTAGTGCAATAGTCACTAGCGAAGGTAGGCTGCAGAGTAGCTAGAACCAGTGTGATAGCCGTAATAATTTTACGCATTTTAAATATCCTTGTACATATAGTCAATAACTTCGTAAATGTCTTGCCTAGTGTCTAGCGGGTGTTTTTGCCCGCACTTGTTAGCAATTGCTAGTAGCTTATGCTTAACGTCTCCATATACTACTTCCAAGATTTGACGCTTTGCCTGCTCAACAGCATTAGTTTTAGTGTACTTAGGTTCCATGCTAATAATTACATCGACTGCGAAATTAGCTCCAACTGTAACCATCAAGGCGTCGTAGCCCTTAACAAAGCTAGGGCTATGGTCGTAAGTTATGGAAATAGGCTCATCAAACACAACTCTTTTTGAGGGCCAATTACTCCAAGATGCTGTGCTAGTTTGCTCATTGTTTAACCGTAAAAAATACTAGATGTTCATTAAAAGCACTGCAGGGGAGTTCCTCACACAGCCGCCCATTCTTAGATCCTTCGCAGTACACATTGTCTTCTCCGACGCAGGTACCAACTAAGGGCCATAGTGGGTTTTGTCTAGCTTTAAATGCTTTGTATTCCCCGAATCCTGGAATAAGAATTGTATCACCTGGCTTCACTACTACCTCCTGTAAATTCAACAGTAAGTTCTATACTATTACACTCTAGAGCATATAGCAACTCTTCTAGAGTTCGCTCAGCTTGAAGAACTACCTCTGAGGCACCTCCGGCTTCTTCAATAGCAACAGCCAAGTTGATATAGTTATCCTTGCTTTGAATATCTTGCCAAGAGAGCTTTCTCATTTTGTTCCAGTTCTTTTAGGTGTTTATCGAGTAGTTTGAATTCCTTAGCCATATACAGTTCGTAGGCTTTAGAGTTCCTTGCTAGCTCATATTCTTTATACTTTGGATTCATGCTCGATAGCCTCTAGCAAGTCTTCTAGTGAGCATACCGGGGTAAGGTCTACACTGCCCCCGAGCCTAATGTTTAGTTTACCAGTACCCATTCTATTTTCCCAGCAGTACCACACTAGCCACTCGTCTTTGTCTCCGACCAGCTCAGCGACGTTATCTGTATAGTTGTCAAAAAGACCCCACGTTGCTTTACCTAGGGGTGAGTCATGTTCCGCCCCAATAGTGTGTTCTAGGTTATCCCAGGCAGTAGAAAGAAGCTGGTAGTCCTTGTACCACTTTTTAAGAATTTCTAGTTTGTTCATTATTTATTGACCTTATAAGGGAAAACACCGCCATTGGCACAAATAACTTCTTCCCAATCTAGTGATACTGGTGTACTATTCGCCGTCTCACAGACTTGTTTAGCCATTTCAAAGTGTGTATAAGGCATATTAATACCAGCTGCAAAAAGGCAGCCAATCAAAAACCCAAAAAATACTAGAAGAACTGCCCCAAGAAATGCATTCACGGCAGCTCTCCACGAAGACACTGGTTGATAAGTTCAATAACCTCGCCCACTGTTACAGTTACTTCTTGATTTTCCTCCATAAGCACAGCTTTAAGCTCTTCTAATGTTGCCACTACCATATCGGAAGGTACTAGGTCTTTCCACTCAACCATTACAATCTCCAAAGTATTCAACTAAGTTAGCCATCCTGTGTCCAATGTTCCTAGCCCCGATGGGGTTCTGGCTGTGCACATAAAACCAAAAATCTTCGCTAAATCTGAGGTTATTATCCACGCACTCATCTTCAATCCACTTTACAACTTCCACAGCGGTATCATCACCACCAAGGTCGTGGTCAAAGGAGATAAAGCTGGGCATGCCCTTGGCTTTAATAGCTTCAATAGCCTCCGTAGAGCTACGGGCAATAACAACTTCAGAATCACACCAAGAATTGGGTGGATAGCGCTCGTCATCAATAAACAGTTTGTAAGTCATAGTGTATTCCCCTATATTGAATAAATATTATACTACACTAAGCATTAAAGGTCTAGCTATTAATTTTTAATGTTGTTTTTATACAACAAAAAAGGCACTAGCCATAAAAGCCAGTGCCTTATCCTTAATAAACAAATTTAAACCATAGTGGGCTAAGCATCCCCACCACCAATAATACTATTAGTATTTCGGGTAAATATTTCATTACATGAACTCCTGGCTTAGCTTCAACATTTCGTTATCTAACTGCTTACGCTTATGTATGATAAAGTACGTATTGTTTTGATAAGCGATGCGAACGTGAAACTGTATATAGTTAAATAGCATAGCTTTCGATTTCCTTTACCTTGTCTTCTGTGTACGGTGTAATTGAAGAAACCATAGTAGATACTCTTTTTTCGCCAATAAACTCAAAATCTTCACACTCGCCCAAATCGGCTGCTTTCAGCAGCGTTTCATGGTCTCCGTCAGCAATAAAGTAAAGGTCTGTAGTTTGCCTAACTTTTAAAATATACATATTAAATTTCAATTACCTGGATTCTATGTTCAATATCATTATGCTCATGCCCGTAATAGCCTCTAGGATTACACAAAATATTGCAGCCCTCAACAAAGTAGTTTAATTTATGGTGCACATGACCATGAATCCAGTGTGTAATATTAGTGTTTTCAGCAATAAACCCCTCCAGGTTAGATCCATACGCGTATAGAATCTCATCTTCGTAGCCACTATCTCGCTTAGGTACTGTACTTAACATACTTGGAGCATGGTGCGTAACAATAATAAAATTGCCGCCCTTTTTAAGCTCCCGTTCAAAAAACCTAATAGTTTCAATATGCTGGTTAATAGTGTCTTTTGGCTTTAGCTTACGGTAATTACTGCCTTCCTTATAAACTACCTTCCTGTAGTCATTCATCCAGTAGTTATTAATCTCCATTATGTGGTAGTCCATATTGTTCATATTAGTCCACATAGTGGCCGCCAGCAGCTTTGTAGTACTGGTAAGTTCAATACACTCATTTTCTAGAACCCAGATATTGCTAAACTCGCTTTCAACATTGTGCTTTAAAACTTCGTAGGTTTTATTAAACTTACCCTGGTAGTGCTCATGGTTGCCTAGAATAATATAGGTACGCTCAAATCTAGCACTAATATCCTCCAGAAATTGGCAGTATCCAAGACTATTGCCAAACTTAGTAGACTGAGGCTGCGGCACACTAGTACTAAACGGAAACATTTTAATGTCGTCTACTACAAATATATCCCCCGCTAGGATTAGCACATCCGCCTCACCTACTAGATCGCAACCACCAAACTCTAAATGTAGATCGGAAGCAAATCCTAATTTCACAATACTCTCCTTAACTAAGTATTTCTATATTATATATTCTTTAGCTTATTAATACAAATACAAAAAAGGGCAGCCTAAGCCGCCCTTTTCGATCAATCCCAAAGCCCTTGGTAGTACTTTCCAAAAAGGGTGGTTCCGCGCTTAACGCGCTTGTAGTGTTCCTCATAGTCATCAATAGGAACATCCGGGTCTTCGATGATTTGCTCAAAAGACCAAATCATTTCATCCATAACCCAATCCCAACGGTTATGCCATTGTGGATCAGTATCAAACCCGTCGTAATCCTTAGGTACCCGTAGCTCCTCGGGAACATCCTTATTGTCTACGTGAGGGCTGCCGTGCTTATTGGCTTTAAGCTGTTTAAGCATTGGTACAATAATGAGCGCTAGGGTGTGGTCCATTGACCAAGTATCATAGCTATCGATTTTAATTGATACCTTACGCTTTTTCTTATCGTGAACCCAATTCAACACTTTATACAGCCAGGTTTCTTGGTCATTAGTACCCTCATCAAGCAGCATACTTACTGTTTTGTGCCTAGAGTAGCTACCATATGCAAAGAAGTGTCCGAGCTTATATACTCTGTCATCCTCTGAATCCATCCAGAATAGTAGCTTTTCGGCAAGTTGGAAGGGGCCAATCCAATTGACGTAAGGCCCAAGTTTAATCTTCATTTAAGCGTTCCCTAAGGGTTGTAATATCATTATTTAGGCTTTCAATTAAGTTGAGTGCTTGGCCTAATACTTTGTGTGTGTCTTTAAGACTGGTTTCCAATGTACCAATTCTACTTTGCATGGACTCAATTATTTCGCCATTACGATTAGTAACCTCTTGAAAGATCCAGCGAAACTGATCTAAAAGCTCTATAGCTTGTGTTGATTTCGATTTGAACATATTTTATGAAAAAGTCCCACATTATTGCTAATGTGGGACTTAGTAGATGTTTATTCCTTTACAACCACTGGGAGGAGTGGCGTGTTGAAAAGGTATTCTCCACACTACTTATCTACATCAGCAGTATACCTAAATTGTATGCGCTTTTTGACTAAATAAATTGCAGGATAGCACGAACCTAAGGTACTAGTAAGTATGCGATTAGCGTTGCACTAATCATCGGTCGACCTCAAAGCATAAATGCCACTAGCCGGTAGTGGCCACCGTCGCCATTAAACGGTTTTTCTAGTATCACTAAGATTAACTAGCAAATAAAATTTGACGATTAAGCATAGACACTGCCGTCTTTATACTCGGCTACAGTCTATTTAATGATTATACCTAGTAAGTATAAGATAATCAAGTTTAATTTTTATCTTTGAAGCGGTCCAAGCTAGTTGGATCAAGAGCTAGTGCAACTTTTCTAAGTACTAGCTTAGGGCATTTTTCAAGCCCTTCCAAGCTCTCTGGATACTCACCCATAAGTTCGGCAATAATATCCACAATATCATCTTTAGTATGCGGAATTTCACCTTGCTTTGTTCGATAAGGAGGTTTAATGTATACCCCTTCCCTGGACAGTTTAGAAATAATAGCCCTAGTAGAGCGGTTAAACTTTTCGGCGAGAAGCTCAACAGTTTCTTTAGTTGGATTTGCCCGATAGACTTTTACCATTTCGTCTACCATTTCTTTGGTGTACCGTTCAGGCACATGGGCAGTTTCAGCTGTAATTTCCACCCTTTAACTCCTTGATAAGTTGGTGTTTATGTTTGCAGCGAGGTGCGTGCTTTCCCAATTTCTGAGTATGTACACCAGCCCCGCTACGTTTTGCGTATTTAGCAACAAAATTTCGCATTGCAATCTCCTAGTAATGTAAATATTATACTCCTATAGTTAATAACAAACAAGTTAAAAATTTATTTATTGTTTAACAACGAGGTCTGCGCCGAACACAAAAAATATTGGCTAGACTAAAGCTGGCCGTGCGTGTATACTATATTTTATAGTCAAAGGAGGGCTAACATGACAGATACAAAGTATTTGTACATTAATCATGTGGGTGAACAATTCTACGTAGAGTGCCAGATTCACGGCAAGCAGGAAGATAGGTACATTATTAGCTATACTGACCCTGTACACAATTTTAAAGAAACAACATTTGCATATGCAGAACGACTGCAATTCCCTAAGTTCAGCGAGTACGGAGGCCTTTAATGGAAGGTAAGAAATACGATAACGGTAAAGCCCAGTATGGTCTGCTACCGCCTCTAGCTCTAGAAGACTTAGTAAAGGTACTTACCTTTGGTGCACAAAAGTACAGTCCAGATAACTGGCGCTATGTTGAAGATGCTGAGCGTAGGTATTTTGATGCAGCACAACGCCACTTGTGGGCTTGGAAGCGTGGAGAACTAGAAGATGAGGAAAGCGGAGAGTCGCATCTTGCGCACGCGCTATGTTGTATAATGTTCCTCCTAGAGATTGAAAATTCTTGACTCGATTCATTGTAATGTTTAAGTTATAATATTATTTCTTTCAGTGATTGAAGGATTTGAAAATGGCCGGATATTCAAAAGAACTTATTGTTGACGCATTCTTACACAGGTTTCGCAAATATGGGCTTAGCAGCCCAGAGCACGCGCAGTGGGCAGCAGACTGGTACGATAAGATGGGTAAGGATAAGTTTAGGGTATACGGCTGCGTCGATGCAGAAGCAATTCGCGTTTTTAAGCGCGAAGGTAAAAACTACTAAGTCTTATAAAACACTTTTATAAAGGAAAACAAGCACTATGCGTAAAACCTGGGAAACCCAAACGGCTAAGGAAGTAATCGAAACTCACTATGATCGTGTTGCTGATGATGATGCGTTCGTTACTTACCGGCACTATCGTGACCTTGACAATGACTTTTGTGGAGAAGAAATCCTCCCTACGGGTGGAGTAACCTTCTGCGTTGTAGCAGAGCCTGATTCTGAGCTGCTGCACATTAGTTATGCAGAGTGCTCTAGCAAAGATCTGTACAACAAAGAAGTTGGTCGTAATATTTCCTTTGGGCGCTTTTATCGCGTAGGGGAGTTTGTTACTATTGATTGGGATCGCGAACGCTCGATTGCAGAAAATATTGACGATAACTGGAAGTTTTTTGCACTAATTCGTGACCCCTTTGACGTTGTAATTACCGGCAAGTATCGCGGTGAAGATTAATCAGTAATTTAAAATACCTGTAACCCTCCAAAAGGGTTACATAATTTTAATATTGATTTTAGTCAGCTTATGCTGATATAATATTACTTAATAAGGAGAGCACTATGCGTGAACTTTTTGGTGAAACAAAAGTGTTTGTTCTGCCCGCCTATAATCGTAACTATGTGAGTGAAGACGAGGCTCTCCAAGACTGGTTTACTGGCAAGGATTTCAAGATTGCTAATGGGCCTTACTTTAGTATTCGTGATACCAAAACGCTTATTGCTAGTGGTATCACAAGCCTGTGTCTTGTATGGGATGTGAAACAAAAGAGGACTATGGAACTACTGAAGTAGTCCCACTAGATTTATTTGACGACGAGTTGTTTGAGGACTATGAAGATATAGCCTCTTTAATTGACCTACCACTAGAGGAACACTAAATGAATTTTGTTGGCTATGAAGTTACTGCAAACGGTGTAACGCTCGAATGGACCCCTAGTATGCAGTTTGCAGAAAAAGCATACAATGGTGTTCGCGGCTCTGCTCAAATGTACAAGCATATGGGTAATGAAACTAAAACCCTGATGAAATCCAAAATGTCTACGTTTAAGCTCAAAGAGCTAGTGCGTAACTGGAGTGTTTAACTAGTTTTGTCTGCGGCAGCATAATACTGCTATAGAGGCGCTGAAGCTATTGGTGATGCGCGAAACGCCAGTCTATAGAGCTAATGGCTGCCTAAGGGCGGGTGTAGGTAGAGATTCCTGTCTTAAACCAATAGCTCAGGTCATACTACTGAACCCGCCACGACTCCTAAAAGAGGGCTATGGTCGGATTACGACGCTTGAGCCATCAAGCAAACATAGCTCTCTTCCCTAACTATGAAATATTTTGCTTATAACGAACCCTATCCAGACCGTGTAGAGATACTAAGCGAGCAAGAAGTAATTACTTTCTACTGGAACTACTGGTCTAAAAAAATGTTCTTGGCAGGTAAGTTACTAATGGCTACTAAAAGCAACTGCATAGATGATTTTTGTTCTGTACACTGGGCTTGGGAAATTTCTGAAGACTGCTACAGAACACTAAAGAAAATCTAGGCTTGTTTATACTTCTTTAACGATATATAATATTGTTTATAGATTGATAGATAAACGCCTTGAAGGAACCCACGTAGTCTTGGCTATAAGGATAGCAACCTTGGTTATATGACTCACCTGGCTGCCTGACAGTTCGTTTCTCGACACGTGAGGTACAAACTGTATTCGCTGTACAGTTCAAGGCCTGCTTCAATCGTTCTGAGATGCAGCTATAAAAACCTGCGCTAGTGGCCTCCGGGATCACTTTCTACATGGTCGCTGCACAGAATTAAAAGCATTCTTGGAGTGTTTTTAATTCTGGTGTAGCTCAGTGGTAGAGCACTCGACTGATAATCGAGCGGTCACACGTTCAAATCGTGTCATCAGTACCAAATAATTTAGGACCGTTCGACTTCTGGAGAGGTCACCAGCCTTTCACGCTGGCTAGGTGGGATCGTAACCCACACGGTCTACCAAGGTTTCGAGGTGTTCATGGACGCACACGGCACTGTCACTGCCGAAGAACGGGATCGTTACCCGTCGAAACCGCCAATTAATTGCAGGGTGAGCTAGTTTGGTAATTCAGCGCGTGCCTGAAGAGCATGAGAACTTGGTTCGATTCCAAGACCCTGTACCAAGTGTTGTTGGCCGATAGGCTAGGCGATGGATTGCAAACCCATCTAGGAAGGTTCGATTCCTTCACAACACTCCAGTTTTAGGATTGCGAGCAGCACTGGCGACTGCAGCAGACTGTAAATCTGTGGCCTCTGGCAACGGGGTTCGACTCCCTGGCAATCCACCATTTTTGGGCCTTTAGTTAAATGGGATAACAGTGCCTTTGCAAGGCACGATTGACAGTTCGATTCTGTCAAGGTCCACCAAAATCCACCTTAGGATCGTTTGATGTCACGTAAAGGCGTCAGCTGACTAGATTGAACTAAATTGGGCTAAGTTCCCGGTATCGGGTATGTGAGTTCGAGCCTCACATCTAGTCAGATTAAATAACCACCCTAACCCGAATACCAAGAATCACGTTTAGTCTTTCCGCATGGGGCTATTCGGATTTGTCAAGGTCTATGGGGTAGATGAGCTGCTGAAATACGGAATACCAGCAAGCGAGGGTGGTTATTTAATATACTGTTAAACCTATAATTATACCCGCTTGACTAAGTTTAGTTAAGCGGGTATAATTATTTCTTTTAGTGGAAAATATAATGATTGCACGAGTTGGGTTTGCTTGCAAAATTCAAAAGTCACAAGGTGTAGCCGAGCCCAAGCTAAATACTAAAGCTACCACCATTACATGGCTTCAGCGTCAAACTAATGACCAAGCATACGCACGTCTTTATGAGCTTGCCAAACACAATCTGCAGGCTCTTAGAGGTCAACTAGAGTACATTAGTAAACTGCCTCCAAATCGCAGAATGTTTCGTATGTCTAGTGATCTACTCACAGCATATACACATGAAGACTACGCCTGGTGCTATCAGGAACTTGATATGCAAAACTTGCTAGAGCGTGAATTTGCAAAACTTGGTGAATTTGCTAGACAACATGATATTAGGCTTAGCTTTCACCCAGGTCAGTTCTGTGTACTTGCTAGTGAAAGTGCCATTACTCGTGAAAACTCAATTTACGAGTTTGAGTACCACGTAGACATTATTCGCTGGATGGGCTTTGGCAAAGAATTTCAAGACTTTAAGTGCAACGTTCATATCGGCGGTAAGCTAGGCCCTGAAGGTATCAAGCAAGCAGTCAAGCATCTTTCCAAAGAGGCTCGCAACTGTTTGACTATTGAGAACGCAGAATTTACCTGGGGCTTACAGCACTCACTAGAGCTAGTCGATACTTGCGCATTAGTACTAGATATTCATCATCACTTTATTATGACTGGAGAGTACATTGACCCAAGTGACTGGCGAATCCAAAAGCTACAAGATTCATGGCGCGGTTGCCGACCTGTTGTACACTATAGCGTTAGCCGGCCAGAAGTCCTGGATGGGCTTTTCACTGACTCTAGACCCGACCTCAAAGACTGTTTATCTAGGGGTATTACCAAAACAAAGCTGCGAGCCCATAGTGATTTTTACTGGAACCAACAGTGTAATGAGTGGGCTGCCAAACACTTATCGTGGGCCGATTTAATGCTAGAGTCCAAAGAAAAAAACTTGGCTGCTAGTGAGTTCTGTAAGGCTATTAAATTTTAATCTTGTTTTTAGTCTCCATACCCTGTATAATTACTTTTATTGATTGACGAACCTTTAGCTCAGCGGTGAGAGCAAGATCCTCATAAGGTCCGGGTCGTGGGTTCGAATCCCACAGGGTTCACCAAAATAACCCTACGGCAGCTCTCGGTAGAGCAGGGTGCCTTATAAGCACTTTTGGGTAGATAACCCCCAGGTCTAGGTTCGACTCCTAGCCGTAGGACCAAATAATTCGGCCTGTGGTGTAACGGACAACACAGCGGACTTCTATTCCGCACAATGGGGGTTCGAATCCCTCCGGGTCGGCCAAAATTCTTAAGTTGATCTTAGACAGCTTATACTATATAATATTATCTTTGAGTGGGAAACTAAATGAAACAACTACCGAAAAAACTTGTTGTAGTAGGTATGCGACATATTGGGGGTGCATCACAATATGTACGAGACTATCTACGGGAAGGTAGTGTAGTTATACTAAAGCAGGTAGACAGCGAACATGGGGTTAATGGTAGAGCTTTTGAAGTGTATGCCCCCGAAAAAATGCGAAAGCTAGGCTACATTAGAAACCAAGATGTGCCGCTGCTGCCTAATAAAGAGCCTTATGAGATTTTCGAGTACAAAATAACCACAATCAGGGAAAACTATCTGGTTATTAACCATGCTTATAGTACCTCAGACGAACACGAAATTACATACCGTGAAATGCGATATCTAGTTGGACTAGACGCTTATGCTGCTATAAGCTCTGACACCGTTAATAGCCATATCTTTACTGATAAAATCGCCAAATCCAATACTGTTGAAAAGGAATCTAGTATGATTACTGATAAAATCGCCAAATCCAATACTGTTGAAAAGGAATCTAGTATGAACACCCAAAACCTGCGTAACCAAATCTTCCGTGAAGTCAAAAACGTTGTTATTGATATTCAAACTGGTGCGCTTGGCTTCCAAAACAAGGACGGTATCGCTACCTATGTAGCCGGCACTATTTCTGTCAACCCGATTGTAGATTTTGGTGTTAAGGTTCCGGCCTTTGCCATGCGCGTTGCAGTTAAAGACCTGAAACCTGGTGACATTATCCTGCAAGGCGACGATGCTAGTTTTTACCATAGTGAAACTGAAGCCGGTTATGAAGTGCTGACACTTAATGGCGAAGTTCGTCAGATTGGTAATGTTAGCAATTTGTTCTTTGGTGCCAATACCGTTCTTGCAGTTAAGAATATGTTTGGTAACTCCGGCATGAACCCGATGATGATGGCTATGATGATGGGGGAAGAAAAAGAGGGCTTTGATATGAAGACCTTTGCACTCATGTCTATGATGGGCCAAAACATGGGTACTGGAGACAGCAATATGTCGCAAATGATGATGATGGCCATGTTTATGAATAAGTAATTTTATACTTGAAAGTGTTTAACTAGTCTAGTATAATTTACAAACTGACTCGGGAAACTGAGTCAGTTATATAAAAGATTTTTAATAAAGAGTCTTTTATATAACGCGCGAGTGGTGGAATGGTATACACGGTGGTCTTAGAAACCACTGCCGAAAGGATTGAGAGTTCGAGTCTCTCCTCGCGCACCAGTATTGCTCCTGTGGTGGAACGGGTTTACACAACGAACTTAAAATTCGTCGGCTTAGGTCATGCGAGTTCGACTCTCGCCAGGAGCACCAGTTATTAACAAGCTAGGAGTGCAAATGCTGCTAAAGTTTACCTCACCGACGTGCCAACCTTGTAAGGAACTTAACCGACAGCTAAAAGAAGGCTGGGATGGTATTGAGTTCGAAGAAATTGATGTTACTAGAAACCCTGATATTGTTCTAGAGTACGGCGTTCGTTCGGTGCCTACGCTAGTTAACGTAGATACTGGTGAAAAGTTTGTAGGATTGGAACCAATTTTGGGCTATTTGCGCGAGCAATATGCCTAATGTATGGCTGTATGAAGTTGTAGAGAAAGTTGGTTAGGACAGCGGTTCAATTCCGCTCAGGTCCACCAGAAAGAGCTTTCGCACTTTAAGTGCAAGGTCACTGACGCAAACCTTGTACAGTGTCCCAGTTATCGTGCTAGCAGTGGGATAACAAAGCAAAGCTCTCCCTAATGGGCCTGCACAGGTTTCGACTAGACAATAATTATCTCGATGGACAGCTCGCTTTACTAGCGTAATTAGTAAAAATATAAACGCCAACGATACCACGTTCGCACTAGCTGCTTAACAGCTTGGGGCCTGACTAGCCTCGCAACAGAATAGTAAAACTTCCAGGGACTCCTTAATAGGCCCCGCCTTTGGAACATAGTGCTGTTAGCTTGGGCACTTATACTATCAATATCAAAGGGTATTAGTAATAGTATTAAATATATTATTAGTCAGCATATTTAGTCCCTACACTAGTACCCCTCGATATTGAGGGTATAGCTCAGCTGGTAGAGCAACTGGCTTTTAACCAGTAGGTCCTTGGTTCGAACCCAAGTGCCCTTACCAATTAAATAAATTTTAACTTGCGCTTGTTTAGCTAAAGCTGTATAATATTATCTTTCACTGAGGAAACAACATGTCGAAACAGTTTGATCTTGAGCAAAACATCCTTAATGCGTGGTGTATTATTGAAGACCTGGAAGTGCTGATTAAAAAATGGGATGAGGTTGAAGAAGACGCAAAGCTAAACATCCTTATTGGTCTGAAAGAGCTTTACGGCCTCAAGTTTGAGACTACTTTCAATAGCTTTGAAGAATTTATTCACGAGCTTGCTAATCGCAAATAAGTAAATAAGTAAATAATTAATGCCCACATAGTTAAATGGTATAACACTAGATTTGTAATCTTGGATTTGCAGTTCGATTCTGTGTGTGGGCACCACCTATTGAGGTTAGTACTATGGAATATTATAATGAGTTCGCTCTAAAATGTCGTGCGGAGCGTTTGAAGAGCACTACTAAGCCTAAGATTCCTAAGTATGACTATCCTGGGCGCGATGAGTACAAAGCTATTCCTTCTATTGAAGGAACGGGTATTGGTACTAAGGCCGAGCCGAAGCAATACACTGTAGATAAAATGCTAGGAATTGCTACCATGCACAAAAGTAATTCAGTGCCCGTCTTCTCACAAGAAGAAGCAGAAGCAGTTTCTAAGATGCGTAGAGGTTAAATACAATAAGTCCCGCAAAGGCTATGCTGATCAATCCCTAGATCGGTATCCTCAAACTGGCGCGGTAGGTGGGATTCCTACCGGATAAAAAGGCAATAGGGTCAGTGCCTAAAGCCTCGGATATCAAATCGCTGTGAGGGCTGTCGCCCAATAGTAAAAAGACAATATGGGGCCGGTTTAGGGACCGGTGCTATATTTCAGTACCCTGGTCAAGAGGGTAGCGAAGCCTCTTGTAATGGTAGCTCCGCCAGGCTACTGAAATATAGTAGCTATAAAGGGTAGTTTCAGCAAAATATATTGCATATTTTAAACTACTAAGCTCAGACTAGATATTCTAGTATATGCCAGAGAACTGGACTTTCAGGTTAGTTAAATCCTCAGTCTAAAAACTGAACTAATTTAACAAATCACCCTGTTAGCTACTATAACCAATTATTGCGGGTTCTGAAGGACAGACGCTGGTCTCATAAGCCAGTTGGGAGAGGGTTCGATTTCCCTCGCCCGCAACCAGTTAAAGGCTTCTTTCCAGCAATTTACCGGACTTTTAATCCCGTGGTCGCAGGTTCGAATCCTGCCGCTAGTCAAGCATAGAATGCAGCTAGTGTAACTCAGTTGGTAGAGTACATAACAGAAGCCTGAAATTTTTGATTTGATATTTTATAATTCTTATTATATAATATCTTCTTTGGATCGATTCAGCAAATACTATACTTTTTATTGGAAAAAAGAAAAACGATCCAGTTAATCCTAAAAGATTAGCTACAGCAACTCCCAAGCGAAGCCAAATTTGCTTACCATAAACTTAATCTGAGGATTTTAAAACGTGAATACTTTTGCTAGTGCTATTGATAATCAGCTTACTACTACTGAAAACGGCATGAAAGCTCGCAAGTCGAGTGCTAGTGCCTGTGTTGATCTTTTCTACAAGATTGGCGCTAGCCGTGGTAAGAATATTGTGCCTAGCTTTATTGCAGCCCAAGCGGAGAATCAGGAGCTTGCGCTCCGAATTGCTCTGTGGGCACGAGATGTTCGTGGAGGTGCTGGCGAACGCCAGATTTTCCGTGATATTCTCCAGCATCTTGAGTATACTGAACACCCTGAGCTTTGTAGGGTAATTCCCAAGGTTCCTGAGCTTGGTCGTTGGGACGATCTGCTGGTATTTACTGGCAAAGCACAGGAGCTTGCAGATAGCTATATTCTTGCAGCTCTTGCTAAAAATAACCAGCTCTGTGCAAAGTGGATGCCTCGTCAGGGCCCTCACGCTGAGCGACTTCGCAAGCGTATTGGTGTGTCACCTAAGCAGTGGCGCAAATGGCTTGTTAGCCTTACCAATGTTGTTGAGCAAAAGATGTGTGCAAAGCAGTGGAGCCAGATTAATTTTAGTCAGGTACCTAGTCTTGCTCATGCCCGCTACAAGCAGGCATTTAATCGTAATGCTCCACAAGAGTACCAAGCCTATGCAAATAAGCTGAAAACTGGTGAAACTAAAATTAATGCAGCGGCAGTGTACCCTTATGATGTTATCAAGGGGGTGCAGATGCAGCCGCGATACTCTGCCGCGGAAGTAAGTGTGCTAGAAGCTCAGTGGAACGCCCTGCCAAACTACATTGGTAACGCAGACGTACTGCCTCTAGTGGATGTTAGCGGCAGTATGTGCACTCCAGTAAGTGGACTCACCGTAACTGCACTAGACGTGGCAGTTAGCCTGGGGCTTTACTGCGCTGATAAGAATAGCGGTGCCTTTAATGGGTGCTTTCTTACTTTCAGCGAAAGTCCGGAGCTCTTGAACCTCAGGGGTTCAATTGTTCAAAAGGTTCAGCAAATGGTTCGCAGTAATTGGGCAATGAATACCAACATTGCAAAGGCTTTCAGGAGTATCCTGAAGACTGCTGTGGAGGGTAAAGTTGCCCAAGACCAGATGCCTAAGATTCTGCTTATTCTCAGTGATATGCAGTTTGACCAGTGCATTCAAGGTTACTCGGCTTTTGAGCTGCTTGAAAAAGAGTACGAAACCCACGGCTATGAAATGCCTAAAGTGGTATTCTGGAACCTTGCGGCACGAGATAATGCCCCCGTAAGGTTCGACCAGCAAGGTACCGCACTAGTAAGTGGATTCTCGCCTAGTGTGCTGAAAGCAATCCTTGGTGGCGAGAACTTTACACCTGAGGGCATTATGCTTAAAGCAGTGATGCAAGAGCGTTACAGCTATTAAGTGTGTAGCAGGCTTTATGCCTGCTATTTTTAGTGACTTCTAAGAGGTTACTAAAAATAGACTTGAGTATGTAGCTATTACTTGCTATAATAGTTTTTCTAAATTAATCAAAGGGTTACGAAATGGCGCGATTTGTTGTGTCGTACTTTTGCTTTTTCAACAACGAACTAAAAAGCGAAGTTATTGAAGCAGACTCCTGGGATGAAGCTATTCAAAAGTCAAGTTTTGAACTTAACTGGATTTTCGAAGAGCTAGAAGAGCTATCCCAAAAACCTACCTTGGAACGTGTAAAGCAGCTTGCCTTTGATGGTGACTGCATGGTTGAAGTTATTGAAGTTTAAAGCACCCTTAGCTCAGCGGTAGAGCAACGCCCTTACAAGGCGTGGGTCCCCTGTTCGATCCAGGGAGGGTGTACCAGTTTAACTCCGAGCGTAGCGCAGCCTGGTTAGCGCATCTGCTTTGGGAGTAGAGGGTCGTAGGTTCGAACCCTACCGCTCGGACCATAAGGATACTAGATGTTTTGGAATAAACAAGAAATGATGCGAGGCCTGTTTCCTAAGACTCTAGGCTATAGGCTCAAACAAATTGAAAAAGCACTTATCGAGCTGTATACTCTACCTGTTAGAGCCACCTACGATATTTGGAACGCTTTTTGGATTAGAAAGCGGTAAGTTTTAGGAATCTTACAGCAACTTATATGATAATCAAATTGGAGTGCGAAAGCGCACGTGCAGGTTCGAGTCCTGCCACTAGCGTAAGCTAGTGTGGTGGAACTGGTATACACGCCGATCAAATCATAGATTCCTGTTAAATTACTGGGATGTAGCTCAGTTGGTAGAGCGCTTGGCTGTTAACCAAGTGGTCGTGGGTTCGAGCCCTACCATCCCAGCCACAATGCGGGTAAGGTGTTTATGGATACACGCTAGTCTTCCAAACTAGAGTACATGAGTTCGATACTCTGTACCCGCTCCATTAACCAAACTAGAGCATCCTCTTAGGAAGGAGATCGACGGCTCTCTGCCAGTTAAAGCGTTAATACTGGTGCGCAGAGGGTGCTCTAGCTTGGTTAATACTGGAACAAAGGCCGAAAGAGAACGCGACTCTCGAATAGGTACAAACCCAGTAGCCTGTCGCGGGCAGCGGCTGCTAAGACTGAAAATCTTGGTGCCGCCCAATTAATTTTAGGGGGAGCAAGCAGACTGGCGACTGCAGCGCTCTTGAAAAGCGTCGAGCTAATGACCTTAGCCTTGTGGGTTCAACTCCGACCTCCCCCGCCATTAACATAAAAGGTACTATATGTCTAATACATTCCTTGTTTCAGACACACACTTTAGCCATAAAGGCATCACTCAGTTTCTTAGGCAAGATGGCACAAAAGTCCGTCCCTGGGATGACCCGGACGAGATGGATGAAGCAATGGTAGATCGCTGGAATAAAGTTGTTAATCCAAAGGATAAAGTATACCACCTAGGTGATGTAGTTATCAACCGTAAGGCTTTGAAGATTCTTAGCCGACTTAACGGAGATAAAGTACTTATTCGTGGTAACCACGATATCTTTAGACTAGAAGAATATCTAGAGTATTTCCGAGACCTTCGCGCGTATCATGTAATGAATGGCTGTATTTTGAGCCATATTCCACTTCATGTAGAATCCCTTGGTAGATTCGGTGTTAACATCCATGGCCACCTGCATGAAAGACGCGTAATGCTAGATGGTAAAGTAGATCCTAGGTACTTTAACGTTTGTGTAGAGCACACTAATTTTCAACCTATCCCCTTAGAGACTGTTTATCAACTAATTGAGGAACAGGGTGGTCAAGTAGGTTTCAAGACAAAGGGTTCTTAACCAGCAAGGTGCTGGGTCTTCCTGCTAAGAAGTTCGATCGCGTAAGCGGTTGTGGATCGAGACCACAAGAACCCGCCATACTATTGCCGGATGGTGTAAAGGTAACACAACGGATTTTGATTCCGTCGTTCTAGGTTCGAGTCCTAGTCCGGCTGCCACAACCCAGAACTAATACTTCTGGGCTTTATTATTTATACTATAGGAATTAATATGCTCGTTTCTCCTATCAAGCGTGTTGAATACGACCCTAGCAACAAAGAGCATCGTAATGCCTACTTCCACTTTCTTAGTACAGGTAAGTGGATCAAGCATTTCAATATTAAGTTCCCATTCGAGGAACTACCCTATCAGCTCGCGCAAGCAACTCTGAAATACTACAATGAACTCGAAAATCGCGCAGTTAGTGCGTGAATCAGCAGGAGCATTCAAGCATTAACCGCCAGCCCTAGATCCTTTGCTGGCCGGGAGTAGACCTGCCTACTCTTAAAAGGAGGACAGCAATGCTATCTAGCGCTGCACTTTTGTGTTTAGCCTTAAATATCTACCATGAAGCTAGGGGTGAGCCCTTACAGGGCCAAAAAGCCGTAGCCCATGTAGTTATTAATAGGGTAAACCACCCTGCTTATCCAGCTGACGTATGCAAAGTAGTCTATCAGGATAAGCAGTTTTCTTGGGTTGGTACCAGAAAAGCAAAGCCAAAAGGCCCAGCTTGGGATCAAGCAAAGTCCGTGGCTTATAAAGCCTTACTAGGGGAAAGCAAAGACCCCACATATGGTGCTACCCACTTTCACACTAAGTATGTGAAACCTAAATGGTCTTATCGTCTTAAACGAGTTAAGACTATTAATAATCATGTATTTTACAAGTTTCCGCCTAAAAAGGGGTAATTATGAAACGTTCTAATATTTTCGACAGCATTCCAAGTCTATTCCCTAGCGCAGAGTCGTTGCTTACCGCGATGCACGAAGTAGCTGATAAGTTTCCTTTCTTTAACGTTTTTCACGATAAAGAAAATGATAGTGTGCTGATCGAAGTAGCTGTAGCAGGTTTTGGTAAACAAGACCTAGAAGTCATCAACGATAACGGTGTTCTAGTAATTAATGGTCGCAAAGCTACTGACGGTATGCCTGAGGGATACGCGGACTTAGTGGCTGTTTACCGTAATATTGCTCTTCGAAACTTTACTCGTAGGTTTATTATTGGTCTAGACTACGAAGTAGGTAAGGTATCGCTAAAAGATGGTATTCTAAAGATTCAAATCAATAGGATTGTACCTTCTAAAAAGTCTTCTATTAATATCGAAGACTGACCAAAAGCCCCCACTATGGGGGCTTTTTTATTATATAAAAATCCTATATTGATTTTAATACACTCATTAGGTATAATATACAAATGTACACTTTAAACAAAGAGTATATTTACGCAAAGCGCATTACGATGCAATTTATAGAACAGAGGGGTAATTTCTATGTTTTTAAAGGTGCAAATCAAGAATTTATGATTAGTATATTTAACACACAAAACATACGAGAGCCTTTCAAGTATATTAGGCTATGACTTTTGGAATACTATATTCTATTTTGTGCAACAACCGCAATCTATACATATTTTAGAGTTTTCTTGCCAGTAGTAACTAAACTTAAGTTTAATAATCAAGACAACCATGTATTTGTTAGGAGCCCTACAATAGCCGCTATAGTAGTTATGTTAGCTGCTACTGTTCTAGCCCCTTTCTTTTTCTTAGCCGTATTATCGGAAACGCTTCGTTGGACAATTATTGATGGATTCTACAAAGGCGCACAGTAATATCACAGCAAAAGTAGTAGGCGATTCTATTTCCCCAGAGGGAATTAGAATTACCACAATGCAGCTTCACTATCCTAGATTCATTCATGCTGAGTTTATGACGCACAGAATGTTTTGCTTATCTGGAGACTCTAGGCTAGACTTTGAGCTTCCAGCAGGCCAAACTAGCGGTGCTAGACGTGTATACAGTATGTCTATACGAGACTTTGTACATAAGTGGATACAAGGGAGCAACCCACATAAGTCTTCCAAGCATAATGGCGTATTCTTAGAAGGTGCTCTCGAACAAGACCAAGAATACTCTGCTGACAAAGTAGCAGACGTACTCGGACTTATTAGTAATATTAATAAGGCCTGTAGAGAAGGAAAAGTACCTAACTGCTATAAAAAGTTTGGTAGCAAGAAATGGTTTGCAAAAGGTGCAGATTGGGTCGATTGGAGAGACAATAAAACTGGCACCAGAACTTTCAGCCTAGTGTCTAGGCTTAAAGAGATGCAAATTAGACAGTATAATGAGCTTACCAAAGAGGTAGTACTTTCTAATATCGTTAACTGTGTAAGCTCAGGTACAAAAGAAGTATTCAGGCTTACAGCAGGTAGCTTCAGTTGTGTAGCTACTAAAGATCACAGAATCTTAACTGGAAAAGGCTGGAAAAGGCTGGAAGAAATCGTAGTAGGCGAAGATACTGTGATTACATATAAATACGGTTCAGGAGAGTCCGACCCAAATAAGCACAAATGCATTGACGGGCGCTGGGTACAATCCTGGATTAGGCAGGTAAAAGCCCAAGTAGCTGCTAGACAAAATAATTTGTGTGCAGAAACAAATAAACCCCTAGACTCAGTATTTCATATTCACCATATTGTGCCAGTGCACAAAGATCATAGTCAAGCCTTTGATCTAGATAACGTGATTGCGGTAAACGAAGACGCACATAAACAGTTACATTCAAAACAAGACTGGCAAGTAGGGGTAGCTCTAAATACCCAGGAGACGTTGGTTACTAGTATTGTAGCTGATGGAGAAATCGATACCTATGACTTAGAAATTGCTGGGGATTTTGCAAATTTCTTTGCCGATGGTATTGTAGTTCATAACAGCAGAAATGCTTCTAGCTCTAGAGCTATTCCTGCTAAGAATATTCTAGACACAGTAAAAGAAAATCCTGCTATGCCCGTATACTGGGGTAAAAATCAGCCCGGTATGCAAGCAAAGGAGGAGCTAGACCCAGTAGCTAAAGCTAAAGCTCAGCAAGCATGGCTAGTGGCTATGGACGATGCCATAAATAGTAGTACGTTTATTAGTGCTCAGGGCTGCCATAAGCAAATCGTAAATCGTATTACAGAGCCTTGGCAGTATATTAATGTTATTGTAACTGCTACTGAATACGAAAACTTCTTCTGGCTGCGCAATCACCAAGACGCACAACCAGAGATTAAAGTTCTAGCAGAAAAGATGTACTCGGCTAGACAGGAGAGCTGGCCTACGTTGCTACATCCAGGCGAGTGGCATCTACCATTTGTGGACTTTAAAAAGGGCAAGTATTTTGTGGACGGCGCCGAACTCACGCTGAGTCAAGCTCAAAAAGTTTCCGCATCAGCGTGTGCCCAAGTAAGTTACAGAAAGAATGACCTTAGTGTAACAAAAGCTGAGGATATTTGGCAGCGCTTAATTTTCTCGGAGCCTATGCACGCAAGCCCTGTAGAGCATCAAGCTACCCCTATTAATTTTGTAGGCAACTGGCGACTACAAAACGGTATTACCCATGAAGACCAGTGGGGGCATTTATGGTCTGGGAACTTCCGTGGCTGGATTCAGTTCCGCAAAACTCTTCAAAACGAAGCTAAATGGTAACAATTAGTGGCATATATAAATTAAGCTTTTTCGGAGACCTTAGGGCATACATTGGGCAGTCCGTAAATGTATGCCTTAGGTATAAACAGCACTTAAAAGCACTAGCACAAAATAATCACTATAACTATAAACTGCAGCAGCTATATAACACTCTAGGGCCTCCCGAATTTGAAATACTAGAAGAAGTTTCTGGGAAAGATGCTTTAAATACTAGAGAAATATACTGGGTAGAGCATTATGACTCTTTTTATTCTGGGTTAAATCTAACCACGGGTGGAGAGGGCTTCGGTTCTGGAGAAGACAACCCAGGATCCCAACACACAAACGCAGAAATAGTCGAAGCTGTAAAACTACTAGTATCTGAAGTGCACTTATCAATACCCGAAATATCACAGATTACTAAGATAAGCCCCTTTATCCTACAAAACATTTCGTCTTTAGCAAGCCATAATTGGCTTGCAGTAGAGGAACCAGAGCTATGGGCTCAGCTACTTGAAATTAATGAGTACAAGCGGCACTCAGCTTGGTTTAAAAATAACAAAACTCAAGTAAGTCTTGTATCTCCAGAGGGTGTCTTACATGAGTTTACTAATATAAATGAATTTGCTGCTACCCATAACCTAAGCCGCTCTAGACTTAGTAGCGTACTAAGCGGACGCTCGAGTCACCACAAAGGCTGGACCCTTCCAGGGTCAGAACTAAAAGTCTACAAACTAGTAGCACCTGATGGTACTATACACGAGTTTACGCATCAAACTAATTTTGCCACCGAGCATAATTTAGACGTGCGCAATTTAAGTGCAGTACTACTAGGTAAGCGAAAACAGCATAAAAACTGGACCCTTCCAGGATCAGAACTAAAAGTTCACAAAATAGTGTCACCTGAGGGTATATTATACGAATTTACATGTATAGCAGAATTTGCTCGACAGCACTCGTTAACCGCTTCGGGTATTAGTAAAGTTATAAACAAAAATCGCAATCAATACAAAAACTGGCGATTACCAGATCCCTCTCATCAATAAGAAATCTAAATCTTATGGGAAGAAAATCCTCTAAATATGCGGAAAAAGTGGGAAGCCCTACGCCGCAACTAGTAACAAAAAGTGCTAACCAGGATAAGCTGGTAAAAGCAATTAACCACCACGACATTATACTGGCATCCGGCCCGGCAGGTTGTGGTAAAACATACGTTACGGCAGCAATGGCCGCTAAGTTCTACACAGAAGGACGAGTAGAAAGAATTGTTATTTCTAGGGCTAATGTACCTACAGGCCGATCTCTTGGACACTTTCCTGGTACTATTAAGGATAAGCTAACCCCATGGATTATGCCTACCTTAGAAGTACTAAAAAAGTTCCTAGGCACTAGTTATCAATATTGCATTGATACTGAAGTGATTCAGCTACAGCCTCTGGAAACAATTCGCGGTCAGAGTTTTGAAAATAGTTTTATTATTATTGACGAAGCTCAAAATTTAGTACAAGATGAAGTGATCTCTATTACTACTAGAATTGCAGAAAATTCAAAACTACTGCTACTAGGGGATCCCTTCCAAAATGACGTAAAAGGTCTAGACGGACTTACTTGGTTTGATCAAATTATCAAGAAGTATAACCTAGACATTCCTGTAGTGCACTTTAATCTTGACGATATTGTTAGACATAGGATTGTCAAGGAAATTTTAGTTGCCCTTTACAAGGAATTTAACGTCAAAAATTAAATACTTGAATGCACAGCGCATTCTCTGTATAATATCTTTATAAATTGATGAGAGGGGTTCTAAATGATTAAGTTCGAGTATACCAAAGCCAACGGGGAAACCACTAAACGTGTTGGTGTTATCCTGACTAGTCCTCAGAAGAACTTTGCTATGCTCGATCTTAGTGAGTTTAGTGAGGAAGAGTGCAAAGACATTGCACAACGATACACTAAGTACCAAGAAGCTCTCAAGGAGCTTAGGCTTGCACTGGAAGCAAAGTTTGAACTTCAAGATGTAATGAAGATGTACAAAGCATTTAAGCCTGAAGGCGTCAAAAACGTGGAACAGTTCTAATGAAAAAGCCTCTGCAAGTCCGTAGTAAGCACGAAATGCAAGCTCTTGATAGCATCTGCTCACAAGCGATGCTAGCCCTACACCAGCTGGTTGACACTGATAAGCCCGCTGTATCCATTGATACAGAGTTTCTAGAAACGCTATGCCAGGGATACGTTATGCTGTACCACAAGCTAATGGACCACAAGGCTATGCCAACGCCAAAAAATCAACGCAGATTCCACCAAGTTTATCACTAAAAATTTAGTGTTGAGTGGGGCTATTTAACGTAGTATAATATCTTTTTTAACAGTGAGGAAACAAAAACAAATGGCATGGAATGATGAAAAAAAGCAACGTGCGATCGAACTCTATCTCGCGGCCGAACCTACCCCTGAGACTAGTGTGGAGGTCGTAAAGGAAATCGCTGAAGCTCTGGAAGAGACCACCAATGGCGTTCGCATGATTCTTACCAAGGCCGAGGTCTACGTCAAACAGGCAGCCAAGGCTGCAACCGCCAAGACAGCTAGTGGCGATAAGCCCAAGCGTGTGTCTAAGGCAGATTCCATTCAAGCCCTCAAGGATGTGCTTGAAGCTGAAGGTGTTGAGCCTGATATGGAAATCCTTGAAAAACTCACCGGCAAACAAGCCGTTTATTTCACTGACTTGTTCAAGAAGTTTATCTAATATGCACGATCTTAAAGCTAAAGTGGTAATCAACAACACTGAACTCAATGGCGTGGTAGTTGGGCGTGCAGAATACATCTGGACTACTCCCAGCTACTTTGTAGAGTACGTGGATGCACAAGGCAATCCCAGGCGTGAGTGGTTTGACGACTATCAACTAAGTCTTATTCAGTAAGGTGATACTATATGGCTAAGAAAGCACGTGAGCACGAACTCCTAAGTGACCAAAATATTGCTAAGGTAATCGGGCTTCTTAGCCAAGAAAAGCCGATTACTAAAAAGGCGGCGTGTGAGTTGCTCAACATCTCGTACAACACTTCTAGGCTCGATTCCATTATCAAGGAATACAAAGAGCGCAAGGCATATGCCCAAGAACAGCGAGAAAAGAAGCGTTACACGCCAGCCACCAAGCAAGAAATCGAGTACGTAGTTACTAGTTATATGGAAGGGGCGGCAATTCAACATATTGCCGACCATATCTACCGCTCTAGTAACTTTGTCACAAACACTATTGATCGTCTAGGTGTGCCTAGGCGGCATGGTAGTGCTGACTATTGGAACCCAGAGCTTGTTCCAGAGGCTGCTCAACGTGATAGCTTCGTTATTGGAGAAAAAGTCTGGGCCGCTAGATATAACTCACTAGCAGAAATTGAGGCAGAAGTACCAAACCAACCCGGCGTTTATCGCATTTGGCTTCTAGCCGAGGAATGGCAACAAAAAGCATACCAGCCTTATTGGGAGCTTGCCAGTCTTGAACATCTTAAACAACAAGGAATTAACCTCTAATGAAACTCGATATTTTTCTTGACAAAATGAACCGCGCTGGCGATGCCTATGTGTATTACGTCAGTCCGGTGTCTAAAAAGCAAAAATATCATGTATGTACGCTTGAGCTAGATAACTGCAATTATATTCAGGCTAAGCTCAAAGCACGGGCGCGCATGGCTGACCACTTTGAGGGTCAAGTTCGCGCATTTTGCTGGGATTTGGACGACTTCAAGATCATTGATGTTAGCCAAGTAAATAACGTAGTGCCGCTCAGCTCTATGGTTAAACAGGATATCTAATGAATAAAGAAGACCAGTTTTGGGCGTACATTTGGGCTCTGGTAGCTATAATGTTCGTAACCCTTGTAGCTGTACCTGCTATCTACTTCGATGCAAAATCCACCAAGTGGATTAAGGCTGTGTCCGAGTCAGACAAGCCTGTAGCCCTAGCGTGTGCACTAAAGGTAGAGGAAGGCGATAAGTATATGCCGCAAATCTGCACTCTAGCTATTAAATAATGACAATCTTCTCTAGAACCGTGCATGAGGATCAAGAAAAGGGTACTCAAGTACGGGTAACAATTAACGAATTTAGGGAGGTTCAGTACTTACACATCAGAAAGTATTTTAAAGACTTTGAAGGTGAGTGGGTGCCTACAAAAGATGGCATTTCTATGCCACTAGGCTTGACTAACACACTAGCACTTTTCTTGGCTCTAGCAGAGATTATGTCTGATACAGAGCGCGAGCTAGTAGACGAGAGCCTGCAAAACGTAATTAACTACTACTTAGAGACTGTGAACCAAGATGACCCAATCGCTATTTAGCTTCCTTGATAAGTGCAGCGAGGCGTACTATAGTGGTAAGCCTATTATTTCTGACCAGCAATTCGATATGCTGCAGGAAATGTGTGGCTATCAAAAGGTTGGTGCTAAAGTTGTGCACGCCAAGACTAGCAAGCATAAGTTTCAAATGTACAGCTTGCAAAAGTTCTTTATTGGTGAAGGCACACCCCCGCTGCAAGACTATCAAAAAGCCAAGGCTACAACCCCTAAGCTAGACGGCGCTGCTGTTAGCTTTTTGTATGTTGATGGCTGGCTGGTGGAGGCTCTTACTCGTGGTGACGGTACTGAAGGTCAAGTTATTACGCAAAAGTTTGTAGGCAACCCACAAAGTATTGTACCTCTATACTTGGAAGGCTTGTATGGCAGCATTCAAGTTACTGGCGAGATTGTAACTACAAAGGATAAGCCCAACGCGCGTAACTATGCTGCGGGTGCGCTTAACCTTAACAGTGTGGATGAGTTCAACTCGCGCGAGCTTTACTTTGTAGCCTACGATGTTCATGGTATTACCTGTGACTACTATGAGCAAGAGCTTGATGAACTTCGCAAGCTAGGGTTTAAAACTGTACTGGAAGTGGAGTTCTGTGAGCAGTTTCCACAAGACGGAACCGTTATTAGAATCTCTAGTAATGAAGATTTCGATGCTCTAGGCTTTACTAGTAAGCATCCACGCGGTGCTTATGCAGTCAAAACTCGAAGTAATGGTGTACCAACCGTACTTCGCGAAGTTATTTGGCAGTGTGGCCGTAGCGGTAAAGTTACTCCTGTTGCTATCTTCGATCCTGTAGTTCTAGATGGGGCGCACGTAACTAGAGCGACCCTTAATAACGTGGGTTACATCAAGGCACTGGATTTGGATATTGGAGATACTGTGTACGTCGCTAGAATGGGCGAAATCATACCAGGTATTTTGCGCAGCGAGAAACCAAATGACATGCGGAATATACAAACTAACCTTTGAAGGAGACCCTAGAGTATACGTAGGGCAATCCGTTAATATAGAAAAGCGGGTATATGAGCACAATAGGCTTCTAGTAAATAACCAGCATATTAACAGCAAGTTACAGACTCATTATAATAGTACTAAAGTACTACCCACCCACTCAATTCTAGAAACTACCGAGCCAATATTACTAGATACTAGGGAAGTATTCTGGATCTCTTATTACAACTCCTATCAACGTGGATTTAATATGACTCCAGGAGGGCAAGCAGGAGGTAGAGGCCCAGAACATCCAGGTTCTGCATACTCTAAAGAAACATATATACGTATTCTAAAAGCTCTAGTGGAAACTCAACTATCTGTGCCGGAAATAGCACAAGAGCTAAAAGTTTCTGACTCTATAGTATCTAATATATCTAAGCTATGCAATAATTATTGGCTAGAACTGGAAGACCCCGAGCTTTACTCTAAACTTAAGTTAATAAATAAAGCTGGTGGACGTTCCAGCGTGTTTTTTAAAAACAACTGTAAGCCCATATGTGTGTTTAATTTGCATACGGGTGAAACTCATGAAATATACAGCTTACAAGACTCGAGTAACTTGATAAAGGAGTCGGCCGTAGCTTTAGCTAAGCTTGTATATAAAAAGCAAAAAGTTCTTAGCTCTGGTTGGTGCTTATTAGAAAATAAAGATACAGTAAAGCCAAAGCCAGCCTATTTAGAAATTGTAAACTCCGAAGATCAAGTGTTTAAGATAAATACTAGTCAGGTTGAGTTTGCTAAACGAATGGGTCTAGATAGTAAGGGTTTATCCTCGGTTTTACTAGGTACTCGTAAGTCCTATCTAGGCTGGCACTTGCCCGAAACTATGCCTAGAATTATTTCTCCGGAGGGTAGAATATTTCTAGTTATAAATAAATCTGAATTTGCTAAAGAGCATGGCTTAAATAGGCAGCTACTTACCAGAGTACTGGATGGGCTACAAGTTCATCACAAGAACTGGCGATTACCAACTAAAGAAGAACTAGAAAAATACTTGCTTGAAAAAGCCCAAGTATCCTAGTATAATATAGTCTCTAACTCGGGAAGCCTAATGATTGAAATACCAAGTACCTGTCCTAGCTGTGAAGGAAAACTTGAGCTTGTAAATGAGCAGCTATTCTGCTATAATAAATCATGTCCTGCACAAACTCTTAAAAAGATCCTTCACTTTGCCAGGGTAATTGGTATTAAGGGTTTGGGTGAGAAAACTCTAGAAAAGCTGGACTTTGAAACATACCGAGACTTGTATGAATTTAGTGAATCTTACTTCGTTGATACACTAGGCGAAACAATCGGTAGAAAGCTATTTAAAGAGATTCAGAAGTCAAAGCAAGTACCCCTTAATACTGGCCTAGCGGCTTTTGGTATTCCACTTATTGGAGAAACCGCAGCTAAGAAGTTGAGTAAGGTTTGCCAGTCGCTTGATGATATTTGTGAAGAAACCTGCAAATTGGCAGGCTTAGGCGACAAAGCAACCTTGAATTTGATGGATTGGATTCTGTCTGAAGATGCTCTAGACCTTCCCATCAATACTAGATTTGAGCAAGAACAAGTTGCAACACCTGCCAGTAGTTTAGGAATTACGGTCTGTATTACTGGCAAACTTAATAACTATAAAAACCGTAGTGATGCTGCAAAATACCTAGAGTCTCTAGGCTATAAAGTTGTAGATTCTGTAACAAAAACCACCAATATCCTTATTTGCGAAGAAGATAAACAGTCTTCCAAACTTACTAAGGCACAACAACTTAATATTCCGATCATGTCGATCGAAGAACTTACAAAGGAAACACATTAATATGACTACTCAGAAATGGACCGACGAGCGCACTGCCCAACTTCAAGCCCTTGTTGGCAATGCCCGCCCTGTTCAGCCTGATACTGTTGAAGCGGCCGCTCAGGAGCTTGACACTACTGCTCGTTCGGTTGCTGCTAAATTGCGCAAACTTGGTTATGAAGTAGCCTCGATGGCTAAGACTCACCAATCGGCGTTTAGTGATGACGAGTCACAAGCTCTTCGTGACTTTATGAACACTTACCCCAATCGTTTCACTTATACTGAAATCGCTCAAAACTTTGTTGATGGTAAGTTCAATGCCAAGCAAGTTCAAGGTAAGATCCTTAGTCTAGAAATGACTAAGCTGGTCAAGCCTACTGAAAAGGCTGAAGCTGTTCGTACGTACACTGAAGCCGAAGAAGTCAAGTTCGTTGAACTGGTTACTAGTGGCGCTTTTGTTGAAGATATTGCTGAAGCTCTCGGCAAGTCAGCTAACTCGGTTCGTGGTAAGGCTCTTAGTCTGCTTCGCTCTGGTCAGATCGAAAAGATTCCTGCTCAGCGTGAATCACATGCTAAGACCCAAGAGGATGCTCTTGAAGCCCTTGGCGATATTTCCGAGCTGACTGTTGAAGAAATTGCTAAGGCAATTAACAAGACAGAGCGCGGCGTTAAGACTTCGCTTACCCGTCGTGGCCTTGTTTGCAAGAACTACGATGGCGCTCAAAAGAAGGCTAAGGCTGCTGAAAAGGCTGCTGCTTAATTGACCTAGTCCTTAGAGGCGGTTTTGTGCAAACAAAGCCGCCTTTTTGCATTTATAAACCATGAAAGTACGAATTACATATCACGATTTTACCTCCCTTACAAAAGAGGAGGTAATTAGGGCTGCCAAGCAAAATTACGGAGATGGTGCCGAGGTCGAAATCTTTCCCAGTTCAAATGATCCGTGGGATGCTGTGTATTTCGGGCTTCAGCAGGCTATTACGTATGACCAGCTAGGTCTACTATTTGACGAGGGGGCCTTGTACCCACAGAAGCTCGAAGTCCTAAAAGCCCTAGTGCTAGAGCGACTGGAAAAGGAGCTTAACGCCGTTATTACAGATAACGAAGTACGAGTATCATAATATATGGATGTAGGAGCGATTGTATTACATAAGCTGCTCAAGGAGCAGAGTTTAGAGGGCTGGGCACGAATCCGTCTAGCTTTTCTAGACCCGGCCTATAGTAACTTATACACAGCTATTAATAGGTTTTACTCCAAATACAATTCGATTCCTAGTTTTGAAGACTTAGAGCTTTCTACTAGGGATACGCCCCTTAGTAGGGCTTTGTCCTCCCTAAAGGACTTAGAAGTACCAGATGTTGATATTGATGTAGCTATTGACGCTCTGGTAGATACCTACACACAAACAGAAGCCTTAAAGCTACTAGATAAGTTTGTAGATAATGTAACCCTGCTAGGGGCGCAGGAAATTAAAGATCAGCTATCGGGTATTGTAATTAAGCTGGATGACCTTACCCATACTAGTGAGTCTGTTGTTACTGAAGATAGTTTAGTATTCTTTGAAGACACTAGCTTAACCAACGATGAAAGAACTCCGCTTGGTATTAATAATACTTTGGATGCCATTACTGGTGGAGCGCACTCAGAAGAGCTTATTCTTATCGGGGGTAAGCGCGGACATGGTAAGTCTGTAGTTTGTACTAACTTGTGCGTTAATCAAGTAGAGCTAGGCAACGTTGTTCCTTACTTTACTATTGAAATGACTGCCAAGGAAGTTACTCAACGTCGTATGTCCATACAAGCGGGCGTGTCCCACGCCAAGATTAGAAACAATACACTAGACTTTGCAGACCAGATCAAGCTAGTACAAACTAGAGCCGGTATGTTTCATGAGGCTGATGATTTGGTTAACGAGTTTTTGGTTCATAAAGACCCTAGAAAGTTTGAAACGGAACTGCTCAAAACTAAAAAGGCTAGAGACAATCAGGTAATTATTATTGATGATCGCGAGTTGTCACTTTCGGCAGTTGATCTTCACCTACAAAAGCTAAAGGCCAAGTATGGTGATAAACTGAAAATGGCGGTTATTGACTATCTTAACCAGATTGTAGTACCTGGTCAGGAGAACATGATCTATGAGTGGACTACTCAGATTACTATCTCCAAAAAGCTAAAAGAGTATGCCCGTAAGTACGGTATTGCGATTATCTCACCTTATCAAATTGACGACTCGGGAAGTACACGATTCGCCAAGGGTATTCTGGATGCTTGCGACGTTGCACTCCTGCTAGAAGCACATGATAAGGATGACGGTAGAATCTCTTTTGAAACTACTAAAATCCGCGGAGCAAGTCCGGTTAAGTGTACTTCTAGTATTGATTGGGAGACGTTGAAGATTGATCCAGCGGAAGCCGCCGCTCCAACCAAGAAGCTAAAGACTAAGGAAAAAGAGTCTCAAAAAGAACCAACTAACGACGGAGGTGATCTACCGTGGTAGCACCAGTTGAGCAGCTAATCCAGTCTAAGGGGTTAGAGTATAGATACTCGGGGCGTGATGTTCTTATCCGCTGCTTGAATCCTGAACATGAGGATAGAAACCCTTCTTTGCGAGTGGACAAGCTAACAGGCTTGTGCCACTGCTTTTCTTGCGGCTTTAAAGCCAATATATTTCAATACTTTGGAGTAGTTGGCGGTGAAACCGCCGGGTTGGGTAATAAGCTAAAAGAGAAGATCGCCGCAGTTATGTCTGCTAGTATTGGTCTACAAATGCCAAAAGGTTATCAGCCTTTTCATAGAGAATTTAAAGGCGTTAGTGGTAAAACAATGCGTAGGTTTGATGCTTTTACGCATAAAGACTACGAAGACCGCATCATGCTCCCTATTAGGGATACAACTGGAAAGATTGTGTGCTTTCAAGGTCGCCACGTTGTACCAACACACAAACCTAAGTACAAATTCTACCCAGGCGGAGTGGAAATCCCATTATTCCCTGCTAGAGTGCCTCTTTTGCATAACACTGTTATTCTAGTGGAGGGTATGTATGACGCGCTTAACCTTATTGATAAAGGGCTAGAATGTGTTATGGCTACAATGGGAACGCAGGGTCTAGGCAGTTTAAAGGGCTTGGGTAAATCCAAGGTCCTTCACTTAAAACTCCTAGGCGTTAATAAGATCATGTTCTTATTTGACGGTGATGATGCCGGACGTAAAGCTGTAGAGCTTCTTAAACCCCAACTTGAAAAGGTTGGCTTTATAGTGGATAATATTGAATTGAATGATGGTGATGACCCAGGAGAAATGTCTTGGGAAGACGTAGAAAGGCTTAAGAGCATACTATGATTATTAAAGATACTATATGCTATAGTCTACTAGTAGAGATACTGCTCAATCCACAATTTCACCATGCTGTAGCTAAAACAGAATTTACTAAACCGAACTTTGAGCACGAAGGCATGGCCGGGTATATAGAAACCGAGGTAACATTTCATGTTATAGACCTATCTAGATTCTCGGCTATATACAGCGATGCCCTTAGTACTCCTTATGAAATAAAACGAGGTAGACTACCTAAATGAAGATTGCAGTTATTGACAAGTGCCCTAGTGGTGCCAAGTACGAAAAACACTTTAACTTTGAATTTGATCGGTATCACTTGAGCAGCAAAAAGCTGCCTAAAATTCTTAAAAAAGACGTAGATATTGAAATTGATATTGATAGCTACGACTTTATTATACTTGTAGGCTCTGAGGCAGTAAAGAACTACACCAAAGCAACCGTTACTGACCACGCAGGTACTCTTGTTGATAACAAGTTTATTCCTCTTACTAACCCTGCTGTGGTTGTATTTAAGCCAGAAGCCAAACCTGCCTTTGAGCGTGCACTAGAGCAACTTCACAAAGTTATTTCCGGTGAAGTGCTGTTTGACGATAGTGGTGATTGGGCAGGTATTCAAGATGAAGATGAAGCACTAGCTTGGGTTCTAGAGCTTGAGCGGGATACTGAAGAATCTGGCGTTGTAGCAGTTGACACGGAGACTACAGCACTGTACCCCCGTGATGGGTATGTTCTTGGTATCTCACTTTGTGGTAAGCTGCGTAAGGCCGCGTATATCTCTAGTGATGCTATTGACGAGCGCGTTTACAACGTTATGCAGCGTATCTTTCTCAAGCATAAAACTGTATTCCATAACTCCAAGTTCGACTTGAAGATGCTGGAATATCACTTTGGTTTCGAGTTTAGAGAAGACTACGATGATACGCTTCTCATGCATTACTTGCTTGATGAAACACAAGGTACTCACGGCCTAAAGCAACTTGCTATTAAGTACACTAAGTTTGGCGACTATGATAAGTCCCTAGACGAGTTTAAGAAGCAGTATTGTAAGCAACATAAGATTAAGGAAGCTGATTTTACCTATGATCTTATTCCTTTCGATATTATTGCAGTATACGCGGCTATTGATACTGCTGCCACTCTTGAGCTTTATCAACTATTTAAGCCGCTTATTGACAAGAACCCTAAGTTGCTTAACGTATATCGCCGCTTGCTAGTTCCTGCTTCTACTGCTCTTAAGGAAATTGAAGAAAACGGTATTCCGCTGTGCCCAGATCGTCTAGAGTTTGCTCGGGTTACTCTTAATAAATCCATTGAGGATGCTGCCGATCATTTGTACTCTTTTAAGGAAGTACAAGATATGGAGCTTGCTCGTGGAGATAGGTTTAACCCTAACTCTGTGCAACAGCTTCGCGAGCTGCTGTTTGATAGGTTAAAGCTCAATCCTATGCACAAGCTGACTACTACGGGGGTGCAATCAACTGATGCAGAAGTTCTAGAATCGCTAGATGGTCAGCATCCTATCGTTAATAGCTTGCTTACCTTGCGTAAACTGAGCAAGATCAAGAATACCTATATCGACAAGATTATCCCAGAAATGGATAAAGATAATCGTATTCGTACAGGCTTTAACCTTACCTCTACTACTAGTGGTCGACTGTCAAGTTCTGGCAAGTTCAACGCGCAGCAGATTCCTCGCGACGAGCCCAGAGTTAAGGGTTCAATTAAAGCTAGGCCGGGCTACAAGATTGTCTCACAAGATTTACGTACTGCCGAAGTCTACTACGCTGCAGTATTAAGTGGGGATCCTAAGCTGCAGGAAGTGTTTAAGTCTGGTGGTGACTTGCACTCTACAATTGCTAAAATGGTTTTTAACCTGCCGTGCGAAGTAGAAAAAGTAAAGGATCTTTATCCGGGGGACAGACAGGCAGCAAAGGCGATTAATTAACAGTGGTTGCCTATAAACCCCTCTAATTGCTGGAACCTCCTAATAGCCACATATGCTACAGCGTAACTGGTAACAGTAACCGCGAATGCTTAAAAAATATGTGGATTGGAAAACCAGCAGCCAAGCTTCCAATAATTAAAAATATAGTTGACGACATGTCGCAAAAGCTATATAGTTATATTGGTTGAAGGTTCAGAGACTAGTCGAAAGACGTAGGGCTTAAGTAAGCTCGAAACGGGGGACAACCTTAGTGGTTGAAGATATAGTCCGATCCATATAGAAATATATGGAGTATATACGGATACGGTATATACGTAACATAAATGCACATTCGGGATTAACATATAGGTTCCGCCCTACAGTGATGTAGGGGAAATAAATTCGCTCAATTGCTGGAACCCCTAACGTAAAGGCGAGGGCAATCAGCAGCCAGAATATCTAGGAATAGGTATAAATGGTTCAGAGACTGACAGCATACCCAGAACGGGTATGGCTGCGGTGCCGAAAACGGTCTTGAAAATATTGTATTAAGGTGCTATCATGTACCTAATCCATAATATTTTGGATCGGGGCACAATACGGCGAGTATCTTGTTGTATTGTTCCATTAGTTGGAGAAAACTATGGAACTAAATCACGAAAACTATCTTATACTAAAGGAACAGAAACATACTCGGGCACAAATAGCAACTATGCTTGGTTTAACTGAAAATCAGTTAAAAAAGCATATTACAAAGCATGGTTGGGCAGCAAAAAAGCCCACACTAGACGAACGGGTCTTCAGTGCAACTAATGAAGAGTCCGCTTATTGGGCTGGTTTTTTAGCTGCTGATGGCTCTGTAGATGCCAAAGGCCGTGTACGAGTAATGCTAAAGCATTCTGATATAGGTCACCTAGTAAAGTACTCAAAATTTTTAAAGAGTACATACAAAATACAAGAAAATACCGTTAAGTACGATAGGTGTGCATTAGAGTTTACCTCTATAAATATCTGTGTAGATTTATACACTAATTATAGTATTATACCTAATAAAAGTCTATGTTTAGAACCCCCTAAGCTAGATCTGGGCGTGTACCTAAAAGACTTTATTAGAGGATATTTTGACGGTGATGGTTCTATATGCGAAAGCTTTAGCAATGTTAATAGCAGAACTGCAAGTATATATGCAACACTAGTATCTGGGTCCCATAAATTTACTGAATGGTTAGCCCGTGTGCTGGACAGCATTGAAGTGACTTACTCAATTCAAAGATTTGATAATAAGTCACAAATAAAAATGAATACTTTGCAAGCTAAAAAGTTCTTGAAGTATATATACACAGGCGCAAAAATATACTTAGATAGAAAATTTGAGTTATATGAAAAGCTGTGTATTAGACAAGACGTGACTACAAGATAAAGGTATAGTCCACTCCACTTAGAAATAAGTGGGTAAAGTGTTTATATGGTTCCGGGCCGTCTAAAGTGGCTGAAACAGTTACCAAGGCTGGTAACCCAATGTCGGTTGGCGAAGCTAGAGAAGTTATTGAGCAGTACTTTAATACTTTTAAGCGTCTGCGTAAGTGGTTGGACGAAACCAAGGCTCAGATTGAGCGCGACGGCTTTTTGTACATTTCTATTGGCCGTAAGCGTAGGCTTCGTAATGCCCTATCCCAAGACAAGGGCATTGCTAGCCATGAAGTTCGTAGTGGTGTAAACGCTGCAATTCAGTCGCTTGCTAGCGACATTAACGTACTGGCAGTTATTGATTTGCTAAAGGGTATTAAAGAGCATGAACTAGATGCTAAAGTATTCATGCTAGTACATGACTCTATTGTTGCTGAAGTCCGTGAAGATCATGTAGAGGCTTATAAAGCTCTACTAGCAAAGTGCACTCAGAAAAATCGCGGTTTCGATATTTCAGGTACACCTATCGGCATTGACCAAGAAGTGGGCGACGACTACTCTTTTGGTAAGTTTGATGCCAAGTTTGGTGAACAATATGCTGAATTTATGGCAAATAAAGTTTCCGGTGTATAAGTTTAGCCCACCAAACTTTACAAAACAAGAAGACCTTAGCTTTGTAGAATCGTCCACTGGTGAACTAAAACTAGTGGACGATAAAAGTATGCCTGGCGAAACTATTGGTATCCGTAGGTTGATGCATCAAGCAACCTACGGAGCTGATGCTTATAAACTGTATAACCTTAATAAGCCCTTATTCACCATTGCAGAAATGATTCAAAACCCCTCAAATGAGTACATAGACTCTACTGGTAAAATATTCAAGTACACTAAAAAGGAGTTCTTTCATGTACATACTTACAAGCTGTACAAGTACGTGGAATTTCAGGAAGGCTATGTACTTTACCCCAAGGGGTTGCATTGTAGGTTCTTTTTAAGTCGTGCGCCGGAGCTACATGAACAGTACGTTCAAGTGTTACACATGGGCATGGGTTTTATGTTATACGGATTATCTAGCGAGGATATGCCCGTATTTAGACGGAAGGTTTAGATGAAAGCTGTTATATCAAATAGAATCTACATGCCTGCTGATAAACAGCTAATGGATGAATTAGCTAAGCAGCTGACATACAGGATTTATACAAAACAATCTGCTATCAAGGGCGGCCCAGACATTATTAGAACCTTTCAGCGGATCAATGCTAATATGGTTTCGCTGCCTGCTGGTAGACTGGACTTAATACCTAAGCACTACGAAATAGTAGATAAGCGAATTACCAAACCAATTGAGGATTTTCCTAAGTTTAGATTCACTTTAAGAGACTCACAACAGGCTATTTATGATGCTATTGATGATTTTGCAATTCTAAATGCCCCAGTTAGTTATGGTAAAACCTTCTGTGGTATTGCATTTGCAGCCAAGCTCAAACAAAAAACACTAGTAGTTACGCATACTACTATGCTGCGCGATCAGTGGATACAGGAAATCGAAAAATGTTTAGGAATTACGCCAGGAATTGTTGGAAGTGGAAAATTTGATATAGATGCCCCTATTGTGGTATCTAATATCCAAACGCTTGTGAAAAGGGTAGACTCAATAGCCGAAGAATTCGGTACTGTCATACTAGATGAGTGCCTGGACTATGAAACTACTGTTGACACTCTAGAGCTAGGGAAAGTAAAATTAGGATCTTTAGTTAACGGTAAGAAATCTGTACATGTGCGTTCCTTCGATTTAGAAAATAACGAGGAAGTTTACCGGAGGGTAGTAAATTGGTATAAAAAGCCTTTTACCGACTGCTTAAAGATAAAGCATGCAGCAGGGTCTTTAAAAGCTACAGCTAACCATTCGTTTTTTATAGAAACAGATAAAGGGGTAGAAAAGGTAAGGGCCGAAAATCTAAAGCTAGGGGATCGGCTCATTCTTACTAACAATACCCATAAAGCTAACTGTGAAATAACCGAAGAATTTTTGCCAGTATTTTTAGGCATGCTATTGGGTGACGGCTCACTAGACTTAACCAATAAGAGCACTAATAGCGTAAGGCTTAAGATTACCCATGGAGAAGCTCAGCTAGACTATCTCCTATACAAAGAACAAATACTCACTAAGTTTGTTAGCCAAAACATTATCGAAGGTACCTCTGGATATGCCAATACAAAAATATACTCGTTTAATACTAGATCTTTTATAGATAGGTTTAACCTAAAGGAGCAAATATATGCTGGCAAAAGCTCAAAAAATAGAATAACCCCGTTTATAGCAGATAGTTTAACTACACTCTCTTGGGGTTTTATTTTTCAAGATGATGGGTCAAATACGCAGGATAACGTCGTCTTTAGTTTTTGCGAGTTTGATATACCCTCCGTTATACTACTAGGTAATTCGCTAATTAAACTAGGGTTGTGCGAAGACTATCACATATTCACATGTAGTAGGGGGTTTAATTATTTAAGATTAGACGCTGAAAATAGTAGGATATTTCAGAAAAAAATTGCCAAGTATATTCACCCTGCCTTAAGGTACAAACTGACCAGAAAAGACTTGGATAAGTTTGAGCCATTGGACATAGACGTTGGCAAATTTATTAAGCCGTATTATACTAGAGAAATTACAGGTATAGAGCCAGCAAAACTAACAGGCAACCATAGGTTTAATATAGAAGTTGAGGGAACTCATACGTATTTTGCTAATAATATACTTGTGTCTAACTGCCATCATACTCCGGCTACTACGTTCTCCAGCGTTATTGATAAGTGCAAAGCTAGATACAAAATTGGCCTAACTGGTACGCTAGAGCGTAAAGACGGCAAACATATACTGTTTAAGGACTACTTCGGCCCTGTACTGTTTAAACCAAAAGCAGAAAACTACATGGTGCCGGAGGTAGTTATTGTTAAAACTGATATTATGCTTAGTGGTATTGCTACCTGGGCTAATAAGGTAACTGAATTGGAAGTATATAATGATAAGTATCGCAATCTTGTCATAGAACTGGCCGACTCCGCGGCCAACCAAGGCCATAAAGTGCTTGTGGTAGGCGGTAGAGTAGAGTTCTTGGAACGAGCAGCAACACTTACTAAAAACAAAGCTGTTAGCATTACAGGAAATATTACGTCGTTAATTGAACGGCAAGATATTCTAGCTAGTATTAGTGATGACGCGAAGATTTTATTTGGTACTTGCTCAATTTTTGCAGAGGGGATTTCTCAAAATGATTTGAGCTGCATAATCTTAGCTACTCCAATTAATAATAATCCACTTTTAACGCAGTTGATCGGTAGAATTGTTAGACTAAAGGAAGGTAAGCTAACTCCCTTAGTCATCGACATTAACCTGGCCGGAACTACTGGGAGATCTCAGGCTAACGCTAGGCTTGGGCATTACATTGGCAAGGGATACAAGGTGTCTACTATAGATAAATCATCTTGAATTTACTTCGGTAAACGGGTATAATTATTAAACAATGAAGGCCAAACCAGTATTCTTCTCTTGGGAAAAGGTTTCCAAACATTGTAACTACGATATATATAAAATATATCGTTGTATCAAAAAAGGTGAGTTGAAGAAATTTCCCGGCTATAGCTTCTTGTTAAACCCGGAACCCCTAATACACTTACCCGATATATATTTAGCAGAGATAGTTGAATATGTTGCAATAGCTTCTATAAGAAATTATTTTGACGCTAAATACTTGCATAATGCAAGGCTTTCAACTCTTTTTGTACCACAAGAGTGCTTACAAGCGCTAACTAAAAACAGACTACTAAGAATAGTAGGCAAAGAAATTCAATTTAAATACGAGGAACAATATGGCAATCAAATTTGGTGATGTGGCTGGTAAGGCTAAGAAAGGTGCTGCTTCTTATGCGTTTAAGGACGGTGAGAACGTTATTCGTATCTTTGGTGAAGTTGTACCGCGCTACGTCTACTGGCTCAAGGGCAAAAACGGCAAAGACATTCCTATGGAGTGCTTGAGCTTTGACCGTGAAAAGGAAAAGTTCACAAACGCCGAGCGTGATTGGGTTCGTCACTATTTTCCCGAACTTAAGTGCTCTTGGGCGTATGTTGTGCAGGGCTACAGCCTTGCTGATAAAAAGCCCGTTGTTATCAATCTGAAAAAGAAGCTGTTCGAACAGATTCTTAGTGCTGCTGAAGACCTCGGTGATCCCACTGATGCCGATAGTGGCTGGGACGTTGTCTTTAAGCGTCAAAAGACTGGTGCACTCGCGTTTAATGTTGAGTACACCCTGCAAGTTCTTCGCTGCAAAAAGCGCGCTCTTACTGATGAAGAGCGTGAAGCTGTAGCCGCAGCACAGCCTATTGACGAGTTAGTGCCCCGCATGACAGCTGACGAGCAGAAGAAGTTCATTGAAGAACAAATCCTCGGTCAGGAATCTGGTAGTGGCGATCTGCCTCCAGAAGCTCAAGAAGCTCAAGAGAGCTTGGAAGACCTGCCTTACTAATAAAACTGCCCAAGGTTCTGTAAAGACCTTGGGCGTTTTTATCTCAACTACTATGAAACTATTACTTACAGCAGATTGGCACATTAGAATAGGTCAAAAGAACGTTCCTAAAGACTGGCAAACAGCAAGATTTAGGGGTATGTTCTCCGAGCTTATTAATGTGTATAACAAGCATAATTGTACCAGACTAGTTATTGCTGGCGATGTTTTCGACAAATTACCTAATATGGAAGAGCTCGAACTTTACTTTGAGTTCTTGGAAATGATCTCCAATAGCGAGGTGCAGACATATATTATAAGTGGAAATCATGAAGCGGTTAAAAAGAACACCACCTTCTTGTCCAATCTGTCTAGGGCTACGATGGCTGCTAGTGGCGGGTGGGCTAGTGTGGTTGATGTACCAGTATCCATTGATGGGGTAGACTACTTACCCTACAACTGCTTAAAGGATTTCGCAGAGCATCCTCAAAAGTACTTTCCAGAACCTAGCCAGATCTTGGTAACACACGTTCGTGGAGAAATACCCCCACACGTAAAACCTGAAGTTCCACTAGAATTATTTGATAAGTGGAAGCTTGTACTGGCTGGAGACCTACACTCGCATACTAACTCGCAGAGAAATATTGTATACCCAGGATCGCCCTTAACTACTAGCTTCCACAGACAGGAAACAGCTACGGGTGTAGTTATTGTAGATACTGAGCTAGGGGGGTATAATTTTGTGGAATGGGATATGCCACAGCTTATTAGAAAAACTGTACAATCCAAGGACGAGATGGTAAAAACTGAGTACCATCATACTATCTATGAGCTAGAAGGAGATGCTATTGATATGTCGAAAGGTATTGATAGCGAACTACTAGACAAGAAATTGGTTCGTAAGGAGTCAAAAGCCTCTTTAGCCCTTACCAATGATATGAGTATTAGACAAAGCCTAGTAGTTTATCTACAAGAGGTTATGAAATTGGATAGTGCTAAACTAGCACAAGTACTAAACGTATACGATGCTTATATTAAAGAAACTTAATTGGTCCAATATGTTCTCGTATGGTGAAAACAATACGTTAGAACTTAATACGGAACCAATTACCCAACTAGTGGGGTTGAATGGGCATGGTAAGTCCTCTATTCCGCTTATCCTAGAGGAGGTTCTTTTTAATAAGAACTCTAAAGGAGTTAAAAAGGGTGATATTCCCAACCGTGAACTAGCCGCACAAAAATACTCGGCGTCACTGGACTTTGAGCTGGATGGTACTGAGTATAGAATTGAATTGTCGAGAAGTGGTGCGCAACAAAAAGTAAAGCTACTGCAGAACGGTACGGATATTTCCTCTCACACTGCAACAGATACTTTTAAGCAAGTTGAACAGCTAATTGGCCTTGATTTTAAGACATTTTCGCAGATTGTTTATCAAAACTCGCAGTCTAGCTTACAGTTTTTAACTGCTACCGATACGGCTAGAAAGAACTTCTTAATTGATCTCCTTTCACTGGAAGAGTACGTTAAGATTTTTGAAGAACTAAAGCTACTCCACAAGGAAACTTCTGATTCATTGGTTAAAGTACAGGCTCAGCTTGGCACTGTAAGTGCCTGGTTGAGCCGCCATAGGGAGTTCGATAGTACACCCTTAGAGCTTGTGGAGGTGCCTAGTATAGACTCTCCATTATTTGATTCCGTTGCGGAGCTTAAGCATCAACTAGCTCAAGTTGATGCACTGAATTTAAAAATTCAGAAAAACAATGAGTATAGGCGTCTACTAGAGGAAATTAACATAGAGCCCCTAGATGTTGAGCCTATTGAGTACTCTAAGCACGTACAAGAGGCTGCAGTAGTTAAACATAAGTACGAAACCGAACTAGCTACCTACAAAAAATATTCCGCTGTTAAAGCCGGTACATGTCATACGTGTTATCAGCCTGTCGATACTAGCACATTGTCTAGGCTTGCTGATTCTGCAAAAACTATGGCAGAGTCTCTTAAAGCAGAGTATAATGAGCTTTTAGCGTACATTAAAACAGCTAAAGAAGTAGAGGCAAAGATAACTGCACACCAGTCTCTTGTCAAAGACTTTGAAAAGTACTCAAGCCTTCTAGATACTAGCCTACCCGCTATGCAGCAGTCCAAGACAGAACTAGCCGCTAGTATTAGAGCCTATGAGGCGGAAATTGCAGCAATTAAAGCAGCACATCAAAAGGCCCTAGACACTAATAAAGTTGCTGAAGCACATAACGCCAAGATTCAGGGTGTTATGGAGCAGATTGAACAGTTTGAGCAAGAGCTTAAAAAGCTACAACCTAAGGTTCAAGATATTGAGGAGCAGCTTCAGCTCCTGGACGTACTAAAGAAGGCCTTTAGTACAAACGGGCTTATTGCATATAAGATTGAAAGTTCAGTAAAAGCCTTGGAAGCATTGGCTAATGAGTACTTAAGCGAACTAAGTGATGGTAGGTTCCTTCTTAATTTTGCTCTCAATAACGACAAGCTAAATGTTAATATTGAGGATAATGGTAATTTAGTTAGCATCTCAGCATTGAGCGCTGGCGAGCTTACTAGAGTTACGACAAGTACACTACTGGCTATTCGTAAGCTAATGAGTAGCCTCTCCAAGTGTAAAATTAATGTCTTATTTTTAGACGAAACAATAGAAACGCTAGATGGCGCTGGAAAAGAAAAACTTATTGAAGTACTTATGCAAGAGCATGAGTTGAACACTTTCTTAGTAAGTCACTCTTATAGCCACCCTCTAGTCAATAAAGTTCTGGTTGTTAAAGAACAAGGTATTTCGAGATTAGAGAATGGTTGATCCACGCGCTAAAGGAGCTAGAGGCGAGACAGTTGTTAGAGATGCGCTAAGAAAGCTAACGGGTTTGCAATGGGAGCGTACACCAGGTAGCGGCGCTTTAAATGCTAAGCACTCGCTTAAGGGTGACCTATATATTCCCAATTATAGAAACAATTACTGCGTAGAGGTTAAGAACTATGCCGAGGATCACTTAACCTCTAAGTACTTAACCGATAAAACTCCACAGATTACTACTTGGTGGGCTCAAACCATTAGAGAAGCTGGTGAAGTTGATAAAAAGCCTCTCTTAATATTCAAGTTCGATCGGTCTAAGCTATTTGCAGCATTCCAGCTAGACGAACCTAGAGAAATCTTATCTGGACACATGTACCTAAGCCGTGATAAAATATACGTTATGCTGTTAGATGATTTTGTTAAGGAGATTAAACCAGAATGGGCGTGAACTTTAATACAATGATGTCAAATGGCTCGCTGCTAGTTGTAGACGGTTTGAACGCTGCGTTCCGTTATCAAGACTATGACGACTTTACAGACGACTATATTCGTACAGTACGTTCTCTAGCTAAGACATACCGCTGTTCAAATATTATTATTGCGGCAGATAAGGGTAGTTCTCAATACCGCAAAGCCATTTACCCAGAGTATAAGGCAAATCGTAAAGAAAAGTACGAAACTCAAACGGAAGAAGAGCGTGAAAAGTTCGAGCGATTCTTCCAAAACTGGGAATCTACTTGTCTAGTACTAGAGCAGGAGTTTCCTGTTCTTAGGTTTCAGGGCGTGGAAGCAGATGATATTGCCGCTTATATAGTTAAAAAGCGACCCAAATTTGAAATTGAACATATCTGGCTTATCTCGTCTGACCGAGATTGGAACTTGCTAGTAAACGATAGCGTTTCGCAGTTCTCCTTAGTTACTAGAAAGGAGACTACTGTTCAGCAGTGGTCAGATCGTCATGATTGTAGAATTGACCAGTATGCTGATATGAAAGCACTAATGGGTGATTCTGGGGATAATATTAAAGGAGTGCCAGGAATTGGACCTAAGCGCGCTTTGCAGCTTCTTGATGACTATGGAAGCTTATATGACATTATTGAAGCAATACCTCTACCTGGTAAGCAAAAGTTTATTCAAGAGCTTAACAAATCCAAAGATCTTCTAGAGTTGAACATGCAGCTAGTAGACTTGCTAACCTATTGTGAAGACGCACTTGGTGAAGCGGTTTGTCAAGAAATTGATAAAGTATTGGAAACCCTATGACATGTGGTATATATAAAATAAGTTTTGGTAGTGACCATAGAGTATATATTGGGCAGTCTGTTAACATAGAACACAGATTGAAAGACCACGAAAGATACTTAAACCAAAAATCACATAGTAACTATAAACTTCAAGAAGTATTTAATAGTGCAAACTCGATTCAATTTGAAATAATTGAAGAGGTTAGGGATATTAAAGATCTTAATTCTAAAGAAATATACTGGATTAGCAGGTACGACTCCTTTAATAATGGACTAAATTTAACCGTTGGTGGGGAATCTTTTGGCAGGGGTGAAGATCACCCCTGTGCCAAATTCTCTAATAGCCAAATATTAGAGGCTGTAGAGTATTTGGTATCTAAAGAAAATTTTAGCCTGGCATATATAGCCGAAGCAACTAGTATCCCCGTGAGTACTTTACAGAATATATCTAGACTACATACTCACGCTTGGATAGCTGAAACTAGACCTGATTTATGGGCTCAATTAGTTGAGATAAACAAACACGGTAGAGATTCTGCTTGGTTTAAACAGGGTAGAAGCCTAGCTAGTTTAGTTTCGCCAGAAGGAACTTTGTACGAATTTGCGGATCAAGTAGCGTTTGCACGAGAGCATGGTCTAACTAGTGATAATGTATCTAAAATACTACGAGGAGCAGTAAAGCTACATAAAGGCTGGAGGTTGCCTAGTACTGAACTAAAAAACTATGAACTTGTATCTCCAGATGGGGTACTTTATAGTTTTACTAATCAAAGTGAGTTTGCCAGAGAGCATAACTTAACTGTTAGTAAAGTAAATGGGCTTGTTACTGGAGAAATAAAACAATACAAAAACTGGAGGCTACCGGGCACTGAACTAAAAAACTATGAACTTGTATCTCCAGATGGGGTACTTTATAGTTTTACTAATCAAAGTGAGTTTGCCAGAGAGCATGCGCTGATACCTCAAAGTGTTGGCCAAGTACTTCAAGGGAAGCTAAAACAGCATAAAGGTTGGAGACTTCCTAGTACGATATTAGAGACTTATAAGCTGCTTTCTCCTGATAATGTTCTCCATGAATTTAGTAATTTAACTAGTTTTGCAAAGGAGCACTCTCTAGATGCTTCATCTATACGCAAGGTTTTAAATGGCGTAAGAGCGCACCATAAGAACTGGACAAGACCAAGGTGACAAGTATGATTGAATTAGGTATTTATAGTGAAACTGGAGACATTCCTAAGTACGCTATTGAAGGTGATAGCGGAATGGATATTAGGGCATCTAGAGATTTAATGCTATATCCAGGAACAACAGAGCTGATCCCTACGGGATTGTACTTTAGTATCCCTAAGGGTTATGAGCTTCAGGTTAGGCCTAGAAGTGGGTATAGCTTGAAAACTAAATTTAGAGTTGCTAACTCGCCGGGTACTATTGACTCTAACTACACAGGCGAACTAAAAATTATTGCCGATAACATCGGTGAGCATGAGCAGTATATTAAAGCTGGCGATCGTATTTGTCAGATTGTACTCCAAAAGGTACCAACTATAGAATTTAGAATCTTCAGTTCAAAAGAAGACTTGCTTAAAGAAAAAGAAACTATGCGCGGTAGCGCAGGATTTGGAAGCACAGGAGTTTAAATGAGCAGTACTCGCGCACAAGTAGTAACCCGTAGAACCTATAATCGCCCCCTTAACGAAGCTGGCACAGTTTTTGAGACTTGGGCTCAAACCGTAGATAGAGTTATAGGGCATCAGCAATGGTTATGGCAGCGTGCCAAGACTTGGAAGTTGATTCCTGAAAGACGTCTACACAGCATTGATGAAAAGTGCAAAGAATGGCAGACCTTAAACACAAAAGAACTAGCGGAACTAGAAGAACTTCGTCGGCTTCTTCTTGATAAAAAGCTTGCAGTTGCTGGTAGAACCCTATGGCTAGGTGGTACACCAATTGCCAAGAGTCGTGAGGCTTCACAGTTTAACTGTGCGTTTACTAATATTGAAACTGTCTACGATGTGGTAGATGCTTTTTGGCTCTTGCTTCAAGGCTGTGGTGTTGGCTTTCGTCCTATTGCCGGCACTCTTACCGGCTTCCGCCAGTATATCCCTAAACTGGAAATTATTCGCTCTAAGAATAGCGAGGTTAAGGGGCGTGAAGAAAACGAAGAGCAGTGGGATCCAGAAACTAAAACGTGGACTATTTCAGTTGGTGATTCTGCGGAGGCGTGGGCTAAATCAATTGGTAAGCTTCTAGCCGGCAAGTATCCAGCAAATTGTCTTAGGCTAGACTTCTCTCAAATCCGTAAGCCAGGAATCAGGTTAAAATCGTATGGATGGCTATCACAGGGCGACAAGGGCATTTCCAAGGCATATGAAAAAGTCTACAATATTCTAAATGCCAAGGCCGATGCGCTTCTTAGCGAGATCGATATTCTAGATATTACAAATCTACTAGGTACTGTGCTGAGCACACGTCGTAGTGCTCAAATTGCCGTTCTCGATGACTACTCTCCAGTTATTGAAGAGTTTGCAGAGGCTAAGATCGGTATGTGGGAGAACGGTAATGACCATCGTTCGCAAAGTAATAATTCGATTATTTTCTGGTCTAAGCCCACTAAGAATGAATTACGTGGTTGGTTTGAGAGGATCAATCGGGGCGGTAATGGGGAACCGGGCCTGATTAATGGCGTAGCCATGAAGGCGCGCGCACCTTGGGCGCAAGGATTGAATCCGTGCGCTGAGATCCTTCTCCCTAATAAGGGTTTTTGCTGTTTGGTATCTATCGCCGTTGATAAGTTCCGTGGTGATCTTCTTGGGCTTCACCGCGCAGCCAAGATTATTGCTAGGGCTAACTATCGCCAAACCGTGGTAGACTTTAGAGACGGAATTCTTCAAGAAGCATGGCACTTAAACAACGAGCATCTGCATCTTTGTGGGGTTTCCATGATGGGTATTGCAGCACGGCCAGATATGAAGTCCTATGATTACCGTAGGCTGGAGCGTACTGTAACTGCTGCCGCATACTCAATGGCTAAGGAACTGGGCTTGCCTTACCCTAAGAATACTACGGCTATCAAGCCTGAAGGTACCCAGTCTAAGTGCTATGATAGCGGAGAGGGCATGCACAAGCCCCTAGGTAAGTACATTTTCAACAATGTGGCGTTTTCAATCTATGACCCACTTGTTGAAAAGTTAAAGACTTCTAACTACCGAGTCTTCAATCATCCTTACGATAGTTCAGCTGCTCTGGTAACCTTCCCTGTTAAGAATGACCACGTTGTATTCACAGAGGTTGATGGCAAGGAAGTAAATCTTGATTCTGCGGTTCATCAGCTAGAAACGTACAAGATGCTAATGGATAGCTACTGTCAGCAAAACGTTAGTTGTACCATCTCCTATGATACTAGTGAGACGGAGGAAATAGTTGACTGGCTGTATCAGAACTGGGATAATTACGTAGCTGTTAGTTTCCTTTTCAGAAACGACCCTACAAAAACTGCACAAGACCTTGGATACCCATACCTTCCACAGGAAGTAGTAACCAAGGAAGCCTACGAGGAGTATGCTAGTAAGCTTCTTCCGGTAGACATCGATAGTGCTAACTCTTTTGAAGAATTGAGTGATGCAGATTGCGCAACGGGTGCTTGCCCTATTCGTTAAGCAAAAAAGAAGCCACTATAGCTCAAGCTATAGTGGCTTTTTTATTAACTTTGTTGCTTAACCCACCCCATAGCACGTTGACGTGTTTCATCGTCAATTGTACTAGCGGGTTCAACCACATTATTAGTGGATTCGACTGCGTTACTGAGGTTGATTAGCTGCATTGCTTTTGTTTCTACTTCTGTAATTCTAGATATCCAGCCCTTACCGAAAGTTTTAAAGGTTTTTAAGCCGCGTAAAAAGTCCTCCCTGCGCTGCATATACTCACGTAGTAGTTCTTCTGGTACAGCTTCTAATACACACTTCATAGTAATGGGGCCTAATAGCCCATCATCTTGAACGGCTAAACATTGCTGAAGGTGCTTAATAGCCCTGGCGGGTCCACTATTTACTGCATAGTCAAATACGGCGTAGTCAATACCACTAGGTAGTTGATCACACTTACACCTGTCCCAGTATTTACGCTTATAGATTGGAGCTATTTGCGCTACAGTTAAACTACGCATTTCACGTTCGGTAATAGTAGACAATCTACGTCCGGTATACTCGGCATAGGTCTGCGCTGTAATACCCATGTTAGTCATACCACCTGGGTCTTCGGGATGGTTGATATAACCCCCTTCGTGTACCAGTACTTTTTCTAAGCACTTAGAAAAATTTTCTTTCATATTTTAAAAATCCTTGAGCTCGCTAGTAGTATCATAGGCTTTACCTCCATAGTCTTTGTGCTGATAGAGCTTTTCCTTACCACGAGTCCACGCAGCCACGCCTAGAACAGCTCCCATTGCTAAGTGAAATAACCCGGCCCCCTGTAGTGTTAAAGGCTCCCAGGGGCTTAATGGTTCGTTTAAGTATGCTTTAACAATTGCCCATAAAATAGGAAATAGTATAAAATCTACTATACAAACTACCATGTACATCCAGCCCATTGCGGGTCGCCATTTACGATTCATCCAATCATCTTGAGATTTCATCATAAATAGCCTTTTGCTCTATATACCAAGACTCCCAGGCCTCGTTAATAGCCTTACATTCCTTATGTTTTGCATAATTATTGGCTACAACTAATAATAAGTCGCTTAAGCTCTGTGTAGTATTGGCTAAGTCTAACTGCTCACATTGTGGTATTTCTGGTTTTTCAGGCCAGTGATATACTTTAGTAGTTTCGCAACCAAGTAGGAATATACTTAATAAAATTATTATTGTATATTTCATTATTGTGCTGCCTTATTATGTAGGTCTATTACTTCTGGAACTAAAATACAATTTTTATCAATTTTTCCTTTAGCGTCCTTAAGTTCTTTACTAACAACTACTTGAGTATTTTTTACTATTTTGATTTTATCTCTGTAGACATACTCTATTTTACTAGTAGCTAGTCGGGCCTTTTCTTCTGCTAAGTCAACATTAGCTTGTAGTAGTTCGGCTTTGTGTTTATGCCAAGTATATACAGCACTAGCACCTAGACCACAACTTCCTAAAGCTAATATAATGGTGGATAGAACTATAGTAAATACGGCATATAGCTTAAAGATACCAAAGCTAAAGCTAGCAAAAATACCTAATAACCCTACTATTGCTAGAATATAATATATGAAACTAGGAATTATATCTAATATCCACATAACTACCTCTCATATATAACCCCTAATCTTGTTTTAGTAGTCCAAAATGGGTGGCAATTATGCGAGCTGTAGAGTGTGACCCTTTTTGTATTTTTAGGAATGTTAATAGCCCAAGGGCTCCAGATGTGGGTACCTTCGGGCCTTGAAACTAACATTGTATTATCAAAAAAAGTAATATTCTCTACTGCACTAGGCCTATTATCAAAGTGTATTTGAGCTACAACAGCAATACGCTCACAATCTCTACGTTTGTATAACCATCCAGAAGTTATTAGCGTGTCTCCCTGTATTTTAGACTCAGTAACTACCAGAGGCTCTACAACAGGAAATAACTTATCTATGTAGGGCCCTAAAGTAATAAAGCTTATAGCCCCAAAACATACTAGGGCTAAAGCTATTATAGTATCCAACATACTACATTTTCGTATTCGCATTATTTTTGTATTAGTCTGTCTTGCCATTTTCTAAATAACTCCATACTTTTAGTACCTCCATGAGCAGTTATAGCTATAGTAAGGGCAGACTGCCACCCCGTTATACTTGCAGCTTGGCACGCAAAAAATGCTAATAATCCTGCGAAAGAGCAAATTATTAATTCGTAAAATAACACGGACCAACTCCACTTAGCCCCATTCTTTACTTGAGTAATGTATTGAACAAAGCCGCCCCATATGGATAAAATTCCTGCGTAAAAAAATGGTAGATTGTCCTGAACCCACTGTAGTAATCTTTCACTTAACATTTCAATTTGTGGCCCCTGTACTTAATAAATTGGAGGGGCTTGGCCCCTCCGGTTGGTGTTAAGGCCAGCTCTTTGTTATGTCGTAGGCCAGGATCGTGTCGATGTCGCCCAGCTTGGCCAGGTCATCGATATTCTTCTTGTGCTGCCAGGATGCGACCAGTAGCGCCTGCTCGCGATCTTCAATACACCTAGCAAGTGAGGTAAGATTGTGG